ACGCTGCGACGATATTAGCACCTGCGTCTATAGTGATACCCTGAGCCGTAGTCTGTCCAGATACCTGATAGTATACCTGCTTAGCCCCAACCATATTAGCTGCTAAGAGAACAGTACCATTTAAGTTAGCCGAAGTAGAGCCGAACTGGGTCTGGGCTAGGACGTTACTAGCTGGGTAGAAATCATCACGATCAACACCAAGAGTAGTCATATTTTACGATTCTTTATCTTTAAAAGAGTAAAATTAGCAAGTTTAACTTGCATAGCTCTAATTCACCTTTCTTTGTCGTTCTACCAATTTCTTAATATAGGGTACTGAAGCCTGTATCTCGTCGGAGAACCAGAGAGGTTCGGAGCTAATCTGTACTGGGAGTGGTACTCTCTTCTCTCGTAGAAGTCTCCCAAGATAGCCCTGGGAGACACCATAGATAGAAGCTAGAGCATCACGAGTAATGGTAGGTACTAGCATATTTTGGTAAATTAGCAATTACAGTCGTTACAGGTGGTACAGTTTACGGATAACCAAGCCCAAAAAGTCGGGAAGTGCTTCTTTGCCCAACAGATTAGGCTACAATAAAACCCGTCGGAGCACTCGGAGCAACAACCTGAACCGGGAGAGAAAAGGGTACTTCAGCGGTCCACACGGAGGTGGCCGGAGATCCGTTCAGCATATCGGTCTGGTCTACTGCTGCCCAGTAGTTGGCTCCTTGGGGAACCTTAGCTTGGATTACCTGGGAAAGGGTAACCGTAGAGACATTAGGACCTACTGTGATTAAGTACTGGTAGTTACCTGCACTATGGGTAGTATCTCCATCTGCTCTAATGCCTACCGTAGAACCACTATTAGCTTCACCAGTAGGAAGAGGGTTACCACTCGAATCTGTGGTAGATAGAGTCCAAGCAAAATCTTTAGTCAATGGGGTAAAGGAAGTAGCCATATGGGTATTTATTCCTGAATTGATGTTATAGTTTTTCTGTTAATTTAATAGTATCGAAAGCTCTATCGAAGTCACCAAGGATAGCTTCATTGCAATGATTGGTGCTGATTAAATTTAGTAATTTACCTAAGTATCGACAACCTACCACTTGCCATCTATGTAGCTTGAGAGAATCATAGTCATTATTAAGTACCAAGCCACAAATACTAGATATAGTGATATCATTACGATTGAAGAATAAGGCTGCTCCGAATTGATCAAGTCCAATAAGGACTGAGTGGAGGTAGGTATTACTAAAATTACTCATTAGAGTGGAAATGCTGTATCTTTATGAGAAGCCTCTAATCCTGCTTCATACCCATCCTTAAATCCAGTATAGTATTTATCAAGATCCCTAGTATCCATAGCTGCATCAGCTACTCCGTGCATATCATTCCTATTGTGTTTAGCTAATAGATCAGCTTGGATAACATTTCTCTGGTGCAGATATTCATCTTTAGTCATATTGGGTATATAAGTATTAGTATTGAAGGTAGGGGCTGCTAGGAGGGAAGTATTTATAGATATACTTTATGCAGCCCCAGATGGGGAAGAATACTGGGGTACTCTTATTTACATTATATCATTTACATTTACATATTTTATTATCTGTAAATTAAAGACGGAGTACCCCTTAAATCTCTTTAAATCGTAATCACTTCACTATCGTTCGAATAGATTACTAAAACTTATTTAACCAAAATATGGTTAACTTATTATATATCTAATTACTAAAACGTAATTATCTATCTAATAAGTACATAAGTTTTTTATAAAGAGATTTAGACAACTCAAAAGGCAAAAAGTTCCCCTAAAATTATACTTATTTCATAAGTATATGATATTGTTCGTAATATAATTACTCACAATATCGGGTAACTTTTTCAATATAAGATAGCTACGTAGTCATTCTCCGCATGACTACTCCGCCATATACCACCTACCAGTCACTACGTTCCTTGAGCATCCATGCTCCGGTGGTATTACTAAAGCCATATACCGTCCATCCCTGTCCGGTATAATATCTACTACTATTCTGTAATATTACGATAACTACCATTTCCCCCACATTTTACCCCCACATTTAGGCCCAAATGTAACCAGTTTTTACCCCTCGCAGGGTAGATCGTAGGGGTACTATAACCTACTGATTCCTAGGGGGTTTCAGGTCCTTATCGCAGGATTATGTCCAGTTCGTACCCCTAATTTTACATATTACATACCCCTATGTAGAGTTACAATATAGGGTTATAGCACGATAAATGATAATTATTCTCATTTACACCTAAGAATATTAGTTACAGGAAGCAGCCAACCAATTACATGAGATTACACCGGTCACATAGGCTAAAGAGAAGGAGCCCATACTTATAAAGCATAGGCTCCTAAGTAGTACTATGGCTTGTCGCTAAAGACTAGATAGGCCACAAGGATAACGATGAGAAAGATAATAGTGCTTATCACGACTCCTACAATCCTCTGAGTACGTGTATCGACAAGATCCCCCACCAACCGGCGCTCACAACGCTGAAAGGCTCTCACAAGCCACAATAGAAGCTCGAATAAACCCCAACCCATAATCGATAGACTCCTTTATGAACTACGCGACTCCTACCTCATCCCAAACCATGATGTTCTCAACTCTTGGATTAGCCTTGAGCAAGCTAATCATATCCATAAGCTCCTTACCATTAGCTACCAGACGATGCTCAAGCCTTACCTCTTGTGAGATCGAGAGCCGATAGGTCCACTCGATTAGTTTAAGCCGATCCATATCCAAGGATGAGACGATAAATACAGGGCTGAATACCTTCTGCTCACTCTTCGAAGACTTAATAGCCATAATCTTAGAACCCTCTATTGGACCGCTGAAGCGGTGTTGACGGACTAGACACTAGTAGGTGCCCCTAGTTGTTTAGAGGCTCTAGCAGCCTATTTAACGCTGTCCTGCGTGCATTCTGAGTGCTCGTTCCAAGCAAGAGTCATCTTACCCTGCAATTCCTGGCACTGAGCCTTAGTCTCGAAGTGCTGAACCACTACGAGACCATTCGGCTGACCGGGAAAGCATTGAGTAAGCCAGATAATTAAGATCCAAGTCTTCATTTCACTAATCTCCTATCCGTGAGGTGTGCTCGGCAGCGAGAGTTAATTGAACAAACCAAGGGATCGTGCTGACACTCCCACATGCTTTTAGGCTCACGCCCTGCATTCTCCTCCCACATGTGCCAGATATACGAGCATTGCTTAGCTCCTCCTTCTATCTGGTGCCATCGGAACCAGGCGAAGTCTAGTCCGGAAATCTTGATGTATCTCTGGTCTAGTTCTGCCATAAAGTTCCCCCGAGCCTTGACTCGAACCCCCTGAGCCACTCCCGATGTGTGCCGATACGCGGTACTACGGGAGCCTTGCCCCAAGGACTCAGGTGCACAGGATCACTCCGCATGTAAGGCAGAGCATTGGTCCGGATACACACCATCGCCACAATCACATCCATCCTAATCTTTTCCATATTGGTGCTCCTAATAAATTAATAAGAGGCACCTATTGGTACCTAGTCCAAGTAATCAGTAGTGCTATGCACTCCGGATAGGTTAGAGACTAGTTATACTTACTCAATTCCATATAAGAGAATGCTGCATCCCAAGCTTTCTTGGCGATCTCCTTCATAGCTTCATTAAAAATTGGCGGCATACCGCTACGGTTTAGACCATTCGAATCCCAATATTGCTCGAATGCTCTATCTTTTTGCTCATCATCCATAAACTGCATACGCAACGTGCACAGCTTAATCTCGATCCAGCATTGCGCTGGATAGTACTGTTGTAACTCGTCTAACACGTCTCGCCACGTCTCGGGCGCGGCATCAGTGATATCGCTCTGCGTGTCGCGACGAATTTGGTTTGTGATGTCGGCCGCTTCTTTGTCGGCCAAGGCCTCACTAATATGCGTAGATGTAGTTATCTCTGGATACTTAGGATGCTGAGCCACGACTACATAGGCCGTGATCAGACCAGAGGCGTTATCGTCTGCCATGTCAATCTCCTGTGCGTAGAATGAGGGTTGTTCCGGAGTGCATAAGACTACCGATTACTTAATCCCTCTTGCCTCGAACGAGGCTCTGGGACACCTACTACCTTGCGCCAAGCTAGACATGGCTGGTTGCGAGTAGGGACAACGTCGAAGTATTCCAGCACACCTAGAGCTATATTGGTAGCTGTAATTTTATACATAGTAGCTTTGCTACTTTTAGCACTCCTGTGCTATGACGTATGTGATTGATCTTTATAAAAAGATCGAGCGCTAGCGTGATTATGACAAATGCGGTGTAATTCTCATGTGAATTTCTATCTATTTTCAAAAGATACCCCTATTCATATTTTGAAAATATAGATCGCCAGATATTTGAGATTTACACTGCACTGCCCGGAGGGTCGGAAGCTTTAGCTGAGATATGTTATTGATTATTTTATAGAAATTTGACAGATGACTTAGAAAAGAGGAAAATACTTGCACACTGAGAGCAGAGGAATTAGTCTCCTCAGCACGGTCACTCAAGCAGCGACCGATTCTTTAACAAACTAAATGCAGGAATAACTTGGCTCCGGGTGGAACTAGGTGAAACTGCTTAATTGGAGAGATGACAATGAACGCAACAGTGAATGCGGTTAAAGCAACGATCGTTCCCGATTTCAAAGAGGCTGATCTGAATGCTGATCTGAAGAAGCATGCCTGTGAAGCTATCGAGAAAGCCTACGATATCCATTGGGGTAAGGGGGGCATCAACGATACCACGGAAAAGCTCAAGGGATTGCAAGGTAAGGTCGGAGAACAGGTATATGCCATTGCCAAGGATGCTATCAAATACGCAGGCAACAGCATGGCGATAGCAAAGAGTATGTTCCTGGCATTGTGTGCGTACGCTGAGAAACATCTCAAGGCGAAGTACGTTGAGGAGAAGGGCGAAGAAGCTACCGTTGGCAAGCTAGTTCCCCAGTGGTCTCAGTACAAGACTGATATCGCTAAGGGACTGGAGAAAGGAATCGATCCAGAGGCTAGGACTCCTGAAAAGGCTAAGGCTTACCCGACCGCTGCAAGCTATCGGGAAGCTGCCAGGAAAGCTAATGGGGGCGCTACTGGATCCCAAGCCGGTCAACAGAGAGAGAATAGCTCGGGAAGTCTCGTGCTGCAGTTGCAGGGTAAACAGTGGGGTATGAACCCCGTGCTCGCTGCTGCAATCCACGTGATGGCTAGCAACCTCGCCCGGTTGGATCACCAGGAACAGGCGAGCTTCGCCGCACCGATCCTGAATATCGCTAAAGATGCCGAAAAGCTCTTTGCAGAGGCTTCCGGATTGGAGGAAAGTGCAGCCCGGACACCCGAGCAGGAGGTAGCTAATGAGGTTACGGAAGCTCTCGGCGGTGTCGGGCAGATGGATCAGGATGTGAGACTGGAATTGCAGGATATCCTGAATGCTGCAGGGATCGGACAGCCTACAGATCCAGTGGATGGTAAACCAATACCTCCGATGACTGGTACCTCTGAAGATGCCTTAAAGCGCGCCTTAGCAGCAGTTGAGGCTGGAAAGGAGCCTCTCCCAGAAACCGGTGTGACCGATACTGGAACAATCTCGGAAGCTATCAAGACGGTGAGCCGCAAGCTTCGAGGTAAAGGTAAGGCTGCCTAAACGATTGAGGCTGACAACCCCCGCTAGCTAAGGCTAGCTCTATAACCCGACAGGACTAACACTGTCGGGTATTTTACATAGTGATCCTATTACGAAGGTATTTAGTAATGCTGATGAGCTGTGGTTGTAAAATTGAGGAAGCTGGAGTTGTTCCTAAGACTCTCTGTATGACCCATGGTCTCAAAGATAATGTCGAAGTGCCCGAGCTTCGCATGCACGGAGAATGGGGTGACGGATGCGCCGAGTTCAGACCGGAGAGGGTTCCCCAGAGTCCGACAGACCTCCCGATGTGTGTCTGTGGTAAGCTATGGTGGCAGCACTAATAGTCGATTCGGAAGCCTGAAAGACGAAAGGCCGGTAGGGGAAACCTTACCGGCCTTTTTATTTGTCCTAATTACAGCCTAGGCAGTTACGGCTTGAGCATTATTTGCCCAAGCTACGATTGCCTAGGCTTTTTTATTTCCCTAAACCTTTAGGGGCTACTGCACCTAACCGAGGAAGTAAATTATGTTAAAGCTAGAATATGGTACTGGTTGCTCGTCTTGTATTCGTAATAAGAAAGTAGAAGAAGTCTATAACAAACTATCGCAGCCCGAGATTTTGGAAATATTATCTTTTGGACCTGTGTGCCTTCAATGTATTAGAAATAAAATCACTATTGAGGATATGCAGAAATTATCGCAGCCCAAAAATCCCTGCGAATATTGTTTAACATACTCAATGTCTCCTTGTAGTCCTTCTAATCCTAATTGTAGACGTAAACCATCACAGTCCAAAGGAAATCCTAACGGGTGTGCTAGCTGCAATATCCATCTAAATGGCGGATATATTTGTGTAAATGTATCTTCTGATTGTCATAATAGACAGTCGCAGTCTGGACCTAAACTTTGTGATTGTGGAAAATGTACTAAACCTCCTGAAAAATCACAGGCTATTAGAATAGGGTTAGCTATTCATAGTTACCACGATGTGAAAGATATGCATAGTAAGGGACAATATAACGCGTACTATTTAGTACGAGATGTGCATAATTGGTTGGATTACCAGAAATCATTGGGAATATATTTGAATAAATCAAAGAAAAAAATATTTAGTAAGATGGCAACAAATACTTTGTTGCGTATTATTAATATATTTATTGAGACTACCGAAGGTAGTTCTAAGAGAGAATATCAAGAATTAAGAAATTATATTAAAGAAGATCTATTATAAATAGATACACTTCCATTAAGCTAATAATCTAATCTTAATTTTCTTTACTAGTAATCTTCAATAATCCTAATCAAAAGATTATTAGACAATCCAAATCGTGAATAGTTTCCCAAGATTCGGAGAATATTTATGTTAATAATTGATTCTGATAATTACAAATCTGCTAGTATTGAGACTCTATTCTTTCCAGGAGGAGAGCCTCACGCTAAGGTTCCACTTTTCAAGGAACCAGTATTATTCTTCCTTAAACCTCGTACTTGGTATGATACTGGTCTAGGTATGTGTGTCTGGGATGCTCTACAGAGACAATACGCAGGGCATAGATTATTTATTCCTTATTTTCCAGGAGCACGACAGGATAGGTCTAAAGGGGAAGCTCCGCTAACTGCGGAGCTTATGTATAGAGCTTTCGCTACTTTCTATAGTGATATGAGTGTATTTGATCTTCATTCTATAAATACCATCTATGGACTAGATGTACGCAATTTAATGCCTGCTGAGCTAGATATACCTAAACTAGATAATGTCGCAGGTATTATAGCTCCTGATGAGGGAGCAGCTCAGCGAGCTAGTGAGTTCCAGGAAAAATTTTACCCTGGAACGTATTTCATCCAATGTTCCAAGAAACGAGATCCTCATACTGGTAGACTATCTGGCTATCATTGTCCAGAACTTAACACGACTGGTCATTATGTTATCGTAGATGATATTTGTGATGGTGGAGGTACGTTTAATCTTCTAGCTGAAGCTTTCTTCGCTTCTGAGGTAGGTAAGTCAAGTAAGCTATCTATGTTCGTATCTCATGGAATATTCTCTAAAGGATTAAGGAATATAGATTCAAGGATAGAAACTATTATTACTACAGACTCATGGTGCAAACCTGAGTATCATAGTAATAATCCTCGTCTTAAGGTCATTCCTCTCCTCCCTCAACTTATCTCTTACTTCTGATAGGTGATTTGTGACTCATTTCCTTAAATTCATCACAGCTACTGATGGCTACAAGATTGATCATCGACGACAATACCCTCAAGGTACTAGCTATGTCTATTCCAATTTCACTCCTAGAGCTACTCGTATTCCTGGGGTAACTGAAATTCCTTGTGTAGGACGTAGGATTTTTACTAAGTATTTCTTGGAAGACCTTGCCAGGGATACCTTCTTCAATGTACCTAAGAGGCAAGTATTGGAGTATTACCAACGGCGTATCGACGGGTACTTTGGCCCTAACGATATTGGTACAGAGCATATTGGAGATCTTCATGATCTGGGCTACCTTCCATTAGAGATTTATGCCCTTCCAGAAGGCACTCTCTGTCCACTTAGAGTCCCAATGCTTACAGTTGAAAACACCCACCCTGACTTCTTTTGGTTAACAAATTATATCGAAACGCCGTTATCTTCTATGATCTGGCAGGCTAGTACTAATGCTCAGATTGCTAGAATGTACCGGAAGAATTTTGATCAGTGGGCTGCTAAGACTAGCGATTACCTTGAGTTCGTGGATTATCAGGGACATGATTTTAGTTTCCGGGGCATGGGGTCTCCAGAAGCCGCGGCACGAGCTATTGGGCATTTACTCTATTTTAAAGGTACAGATACTCTTCCAGTACTTGATGTACTAGAAGAGTACTATGGAGTAAGTCAAATAGATTTGAATCCATACGGAGTCTCTGTACCGGCTACAGAACATGCCGTGATGTGCGCTGGTGGTAGTGAAACTGAATTGGAAACATTCCAGAGATTACTAGACCTATATCCTATTGGAATTGTGTCAGTAGTCTCGGATACTTGGGATCTGTGGAAGGTTATTGGAGAACTACTCCCTAATCTTAAAGATAAGATTATAGCTAGGAATGGAAAACTAGTAATTCGTCCAGACAGTGGAGATCCAGTAAAGATTCTCTGTGGAGATATGAATCATAAGGGAAATAGTTATAGGGATGCTTATATTCGTAGAGGAGTAATTGAATGTTTATGGGATATATTTGGAGGTAAGATTAATACTAAAGGATTTAGGGAATTAGACTCCCATATTGGAGCTATCTATGGGGACTCTATTACCAGAGAACGACAAGATCAGATTAATTATTGGCTAGCTGACAAAGGGTTCGCTTCAACTAATTGGGTAGCTGGCATTGGTTCTTATACCTACCAGTACAATACTCGGGATACTTTCGGGATGGCCATGAAGGCTACTTGGGCTATGATTAATGGAGAGGAGAAGTTTTTATTTAAACAACCAGCTACAGATGATGGCACTAAATTCTCTGCTAGAGGGAAACTAGTAGTGGTTAAAAATAAAGAAGGAGTTCTCGAACTTACAGATGGAATGGGTATGGCTAAATGGAGTAATTGTGGTGCTACTGATGAACTTAAGCTTGCCTGGTTGGATGGAGTGGAGCAGGAGCACCCTCAATTTTCTCATATGCAAAAGAGGGCTAAGGTATTATGAGATATCATAATAGATATGGATTTTATGAATTAAACCCTTTCCCAGGTTGTAATCAGCTAGTAGTTTCTAACCATGCTTTTATATTCGATGTGCATAGGGGAGAGGGACGGGGAACTAAGGAGCACTATCGAAGATTATTGAAAGCTAGAAATCTTGGCTACGATGCTATTATCTGTACGGTCAAATCAGATAATATAGCTCAGATTAAAATTCTTAAGAAACATGAGTGGACTAAATGTTTTGAGTTTGCTAATGAAGAAACTGGAAATACCATTCAAGTTTGGATGAAAGATCTCAAGGATATGGATTATTCTACGAGACCAAAGAAGGTAATATAACTTATGCCTGGAAAACGTCACAAACCCCCTCAGATCTCACTATTTGGAGAGTCAGAGGTAAAGACTTGGCATCGATGTGTTCGATGTAATCAATTCATAATGTTCACAGGATATGAATGGCAGCATAGAAATGGCCTTGTTCGTTGTAAAGGAGGTAATGCTAAACCTAAGGAGAATTATGATGTGGCTGCATAACCTTCCTAAGAAGGATCGAGTAGGATTATGGAAGGATGTATTTAAATGGAAGGGTGGGAGGCAGAGGTCGGGTTATAGAACTTTCTTATTATTCTTTAATCCATTCTTCATTCCGTTCCATGTCTTATTGCTCCATTACCCTGCATGGTCGTATACTCCTTTCCATGTGGATCCTGTACCAGGAAAGAGGCACTATAGGTTCAATCTTAGTTTCTGGTTACCCAAGATAGGAGGAACTCCTCTAATCGTTAAACCTTATATAAATACTAGGAGGATTCAATTCTTCAGATCAGATTTATGCCCTCATAGCGTCAGTACAGTATACGAAGGTACCAGATGGGTGTTAAGTATTGGATGGGTATTAAAAGAATAATATAGATATTTGACAAACCACCTTAAGCTATGCTATAATAGTATCGTAAAATGGAAATTTAGGTACTGTATATGGAGTACGCTGAAGTGGCAGTTGTGATTACTAAATGGAGAAATCTTTTACTCGGTAAATCTGTCCGGGAGAAGATCCTCTTAACTAAGAGTCTCTTGCGAGAAGTAAGAACACAATTGGAGATTTTAGAATCAAATGGACAAGATCCTTAATAGTTATAGGTGTAACTGTATTTTTTACTATTCCCTCTCTAGCAGAAAGGAGTTAAATAAAAAGACTGAACTAGGCTGATACTATGGGGGTGTTGGCATCATGGCAAAGGTCCGTCGAGACCGGCTAGATGTTCCAGGATTCTCTCTAGGTCTAAAAACCGGAGAATTTATCGATGTCCCAAAAATATTTGGTGGTCGCCCGACTAAACGAAAAAGTACTACACCTCATTCATTTGCTGATCTCGTCAGTGCCGATTTTCCAAGTAGCAAACGACGACGTCTTTTAATAGAAACCGCGATTGCTAGAAAAGAATACGTACAAGAGCGAAGAGTTAAAGCTCGTTCTGAGCATAGAGGGGTTACTAAACCTATTCCTGGGTACTGCCTTAGGCGGTACCTAGAGTTTCGTGGTATGAAAATGGGTAGGGATCATTCCCGTTGCCCTCCGTATAAAGAAGTTCCAGAAGTAATTTCTCCTAACCCAAAGATAATCTATGAGGTAATAGAAGCTACAACTAATGGTTTTATTTCTATATTGAGTTTTACTAGTTCAAGAGAGGCGAAGCTAATGTGCAATACATTAGCTCGTTTTGGTGTTGCTGCGTATTTTAACCAAGTGAAGAGGTAGTTATGGGTGAGTATGTAAATTCCAAGCAAGTTCGTTTTGATCGTTCCACTTGTTCTTGTGGTGTGCTTAATGCCCACCATCTTCCACAGCAAAGTCCTAATAAGACTTTGTTCGCAATTCTCACAGCTCTTTACCATAAGAGTAATCCTCGCCCCTCGGCGTTCGTTATGTTCTCGGATGTGATTGAGGAGGAGAAAAGTCGCGGTCAAAGTTTGGCTATAGAGATTAAGAAGACCTTTGGTATTAAGTTTGTAGACGGTACCTACTCATACCCAGCCCTTATTGAATCTCCTATTGAAGTTAACCCCCGTACTGGCAATAGGATTAAGGTTTGGCTATGGACTCTTGAGCACGATGCCTTGCGTAAGTATTACCAAGAAGAGTTGGCCAATCGTATTGAAGCTGACGAATAACTATGCGTGCTAGTTATTTTCTAACAGTATTTGCTTTGCGCATTTGGGTTTTAGTGGGGATTACTCTATTCCTGCTATCCCTTTCTGATTTCATGTTTAAGGATAAACACAGCTTTAAACAGTTTGCTAGTCGAGTATGGTTTACGTTGATCTGGCCAATCTCCCTTGTTAGTAAAAATGGGAGAAAAACGTTGTTTGGTAAATTCGAGGGTATTTGAACTATGAACTCTATTAAGAGTATCTTTGCGTCCTTCACAGTACTGATTATGACTGTCTTTATGCTTTCAGGCTGCGGAGTCCATACTGTGGATACTGGGCATAGGGGAGTGAAAGTCTCATTCGGGCAAGTAGAAGGAGAACCACTCACAGAGGGTCTATACTTTGTTAACCCTTTCTCTACCTCCATTGAACAAATGGATATTCGGACTCTACGATCTGATAGTAAAGAAGGGGCTAATACTAAGGATGTCCAGATTGCTTATATTAACTTCTCCTTGAACTACTCCCTTCAACCGGAAAATGTGGGTACTACATTCAAGACTGTAGGAGTAGATTGGGCACGTATCCTTGTGCATCCAGTAGTTCAACAGGATCTTAAGGATGAGATTGCTAAGTGGGATGCTGTAGATCTAGTTGCTAATCGCCAGCAAGCTAGTGATCACGTGCAGTTTGCTATTACCAAAGATCTGGGAGCAAAAGGTATCAAAGTATCTGGATTCTTTATCACAAATATTACCTTCTCTAGCTCATTTGAAAGTTCAATTGAGAGGAAGGTAGTAGCTGCCCAGGATGCTCTCGCAGCCCAGAATAAGACTGAGCAGATTAAGCAGGAAGCTAACCAGAGGCTTATCCAAGCGACAGCCGAAGCTCAGTCTATGAAAATTAGAGCCGATGCTTTGTCACAGAATCCCAAGCTAGTCGAATGGGAGGCAGTCCAAAAGTGGGATGGACACCTACCTCAATATTCCTTGGGAAGTTCTACTCCATTTATTCAGCTTCCAAGTAGATAATTAGTTTCCCTCTAGCTAACCCCAGGTGCTCTCGGCCTGGGGTTTTTCTTTGCCTAAAATAAGGTGAAATGTGGATACTAAAGAATGTATTACTACTATAGTTAGTGTAGTATCTATACTAATAAGTGTTCTTAGTATGGAAAATTGCGCGTATAAAGAGGACCTATTAAGTCATGATAAACCCTGCCAAAGACCCGCAGCGACTGAAAGAAAAGGAGTTAGTGCAGAAAGCCAAGGAGGATTTACTTTGGGAAATGGTATCAAGTACTCAATGTAGCTATTATGACTTTATTGATATAGAGGAAAATGACGATGATCAAGAATAAGCGTAATGCTCGTCCAGCACGAGTTGTTGATGAGCATGATTTCCAGATTAAAAGTATTAGGATGAAGAAAGACGGTACAAATACCGAACATTCTTCAGTGGATATCAGGGACAGCACCCTTAAGGAGGCTATTGATAGAACTTGTGATCTTCAAGATGAGTTCGATCAGGACTCAGATCCTGTACGGGTTTATCTGTACAAGAAAGAAGACCCTAATGTCCCTGTCTATGCCGCTTATGCTAGGTATTACGATTGGAGGCAATTTAATGAGCAGCACAGGAGTATTTCTAATGGATAAGAAACATTTAGGAGGCCGCCCAGTAAAAGCTCCTCCTAATCCACTTGAGCTAATTGATAAGCTCAATACTCTCAAATACGCGGAGGTAGCTAAGTACTATAACGTGTCAGTAGGTGCCGTACAAAAGTGGTGTAAGCAGCTTGATATTTCTTTGAGGTGGGTATAATGGATTACGGACCAAGAATTGGTGCAGACCCTGAGATTTTTGTTCATAACCCCGATAAGAAAGTTATCCCTATTTGTGGATTAGTAGGAGGTACAAAGGAGTATCCTACTATTATTACTGATATGGTGAAGAGTCTTTACGGGTATAGTCCTGAAGGAGTTAGGTCAGGTGGAGCAATAGTTAAAGATGGATCATCTTTGGCCGATATAGGGGATTTTGCTGTTCAAGAAGATAATGTGATGCTAGAGTTTAATATCCCAGCATCTCCTTCGGTAGTAGGTTTTAGAGATAATATCTCTATTGCCCTTAATACTATTAAGACTATGTATCTTTCTGATAAGAAGGTAGATTATCGTTTTAATCGAGTTACTACGAAATTTTCTTCCACTACACTAGCTAGTCACGGCCGACAGGCTTTGGAGATAGGTTGTGAGCCCGATTACGATGCTTATTCTAATCCTGCAGTAGGATTTAAGAGAGCTCCATTTTGTGCTATGGATTTAGGTCCATTTAGGTTCTGTGGGGGGCACCTACATGTGCAGTACAATAAGAATAATTGTGAACCCCATATTTTTGCCCAGCTTATGGATTGCGTCATTGGCGTCCCAAGTATCTTCCATGATATCCAAGGTCGTCGCAGGCGCTTCTATGGTCAACCGGGGCTATATAGGGAGAAACCCTACGGAATTGAATATCGTACTTTATCAAATTTCTGGTTAACTCCTCATACTAGAGATACCTGGCTTCCTGCGGCTCTTAATGGAGTATTTTGGTTAGCAGAAAGTATCAATACTCAACCAGATATTCTTAAGGAAGCGTACTCTAAGATAGATTTTGATATGGTAAGAGAGGCTATTTCTTCGGAAAACATGCCTATGGCCCGTAAGACAATAAATCAGCTAATAGCGTCTGGGATTTATTTTAGTAGTGGTTCTATAGGGTGATATATGGCTCCTCAACGTACTTGCGATGTAGAGTCTATAGATGATTTTTATAGATATTATCTTCACTCTTGGGTAGGACGCTCCGATAGGGATAAAGGCATTACACTCCCTTTTTATATTTCTGGTTTCCTAGACACCCCCTCTAGGGTGCGACTTCAAGGTCTTCGGAACGTAGACGGGAAGATCTCTATTGGAGAATCAGTAGATTTTTCTTTCGATGAGCTAAAAGCTCTCATTGATTTTGGTCGCCCAGATGTAGGCATGACCCCTAATGGTCCAAGTATATGTTATTTATCCCATTCTACCCCTCGGGAAGCTAAGAAGGGTTTTAGGGTTAAATCAGCTAAATCTCATGACTTTAATGCGGAGGAGTATCGTAGTACACCAATTAGAGTCGCCTACGATAGCGATCCTTATGATTGGGTTTGGTGGGTATTTAATCCAGAGTACTCTTCGGTAGGAGTAGCTTACTCAGAGCTTGAGACAGGTAAGAAATTAGGAGTTCCTTTATCCAATATTATTGGGCTATATACTACTTCCAGATCTTCCTGTCCTTTGTTGGCATATAAACGATGGACTATAGGTTATATGCCGGATCCTAAATCAATAAGTATTTTTTCTCCTTTCGCTCTTTATGTCACTCCTGTGGCTAGATGCACAGGTTTAGAAGTGGGAATTGTGTAGGTGATCTTATGAGTATTGCTTCAATAATGGGTAAAGTGAAGAGTAGACCTTCCTTCACTCCAGATAAGAAGTGGGTATTACCAGACTGTTTATTAGGAGTAGAGTTTGAGTTTGAAGGAGTAGTGGATAAAAAGCTTCCTAAACATACTTTCGCTGATTTCTGGGTGTACCATGAGGAAACTAGTCTAAAGAATGAGGGGGCTGAGTACGTATTTTCTACTCCTTTATTTGGGACTGATGCGTCTAATGCCCTTAAATGGCTAGTTGAGTACGCCATTGCCAGTAAATGGTTAGCTTCTGCTAGATGCGGTATTCATGTACACGTAGATGTGCGGGATTTGGAAGTGCCTCAATTGGCAGGTATGAGTATTATCTATGCTATTATGGAGCCATTCCTCTATAAGTGGGTGGGGGATAGTAGAGAAAATTCTCATTTTTGTATCCCCTTATATAAAGCTGATGACGCCCTACATCGTACTTGTAATTTAATTAAGTGCGCCCACAATGATAGTGTATATGGAGGTACTAGGGCCTTTAGCCAAGCAGATGCTTATTTGCGATATTGTGGATATAATCTACAAGCTCTAGCTAAATTTGGGACGGTTGAATTCCGTCACCTAAGAACTACTACCAATCTTCAAAGGATAGAAGATTGGATTAATATGCTATTATCCGTTAAAGCTTCGGCGTATAAGTTACCCGAGAGTGATGGTAGTGTAATTACTTTGATTGAAGATATGGATGTCATTTCCGCTTTACGATACATATTCCCAATTAATCTGGCGGATCAACTTTACTCTTCGGTAGGAACTGTGGAAGAAGCTAGATATCTATTCCACGATATCGGGCTTAATAGCGCTAGAGATATTGCTATTCATGGATGCCATGATAGAGGTTGGTTCAAAGCTAGCTACCCCAAGGGACAGCATTCTGGATATAGTACTTGGTTTAAGGCTAATGCCCTCACACTGGAAGAAAATTCAGTTATTAAGAAAACTACTCTATCTAAATATAAAGACTTTAATGCGGAGGAGCTTAATAGGGTAATTATACCAATGCCTAGACCTGAAGAATTAAACCCTATTAACTGGGAGGCACCTAATATTAATTTACAGAATTTTCATATAGATATTCAAGAAGTGCTACAGCAACGAGTAGACGCACTTGAGCCTGCGGAGGATCGATAAGTATGTGCGGTTTGTTTGGATTTGCATCTACGGAAAATTTTAAGGGTCAAAATATCCGGAAGTCTTTCTTTACTTCTGGATTTCCATTAGTAGCATTTGATAGGGGAATGGAATCATCTGGTATGGCGTTAATTAAACCAGATGTAGTACCGATAGTGCATAAGAAAGCTCTCTGGGGAGGAGATTTTATTCAGCAGTATAGAACTCAGAAACTTCTTCAAGATATCGATAAGTTTGCTGTCGCTATTGGGCATGTGCGGGCTGCTACTAGAGGGGATATCACTGATGATAATGCGCATCCTTTTCAGTACGGTCATATTACTCTTGTGCATAATGGCCATATCCGTAACGCGTATCAGCTCCCGGATTCCGATAAGTCTCTATCTTCTGTCGACAGCGCTCGTGTGGCTTATTCTATGTCTGTTAATGGGGTAAAAGAGACTCTTGAGGAAGTAGATGGTCCTTTCTGTTTTATCTGGTGGGATAGTACGGATAGAACCCTGAACATTGCTCGTAATACTGATCGACCTCTATGGTTGACGTACTTGAAGCAAGAGAATTCAATGTTCTGGGCTTCAGAGTTTACCCAGTTACTGCATCTACTTCGTAATGCTATTTTGGATGAAGATGTTGGTGTCGTGTATCCAGAATCTATGTTCTGGTACAAATATGACTTGAGGAACCTACGGGAGCCAGTAAAATCCCCTTTTGTCAAAAGCCAGGGACGGCTTATCAAGGTAACTACGGTGGTAACTGGTGGCAGCGATATTGGAGCAACGACGTTTAAGAATAGTACTATTGATAGTTCTCCTGCTATGGATGCTCTGAAGGAAGAAATAAAAAGAACCAGGCTTAAGGAGAGTAAGCAAGCAGGTATTCCTACTTCTAATAAGAAGATTGAGCAAGCTAAGACTAAGCTAAAATTACTAGGCTTAAAGTTTCAAGAAGTCATCATGTGTAGGCCTAAGCTGTGGACTCCATACAAGAATCAGGAGAGTCGTAGGGGGTCAGCAATAGCCTACAGTATTCAGGGGAACCATATAGTAGAAATACTTAATGTCACTCCACATGATTTCTCTAAATTCTTAGAAGCTAGGACCATCAACGTGCATTGCCAAACTGTACGTCAAACAGACTCTGGACAGAGAATCATTGGAGTAGTATCTACTAAGCTAATGGAGTATCTTAATAGGGTAGAAGAAAGGAATAAAGATACTACTACGGAAGATATCCCTAAGGAACATAAAGGTCCGGGGGGAGTATTTGTATCTCTACGCAAATTCAAAGAGCTCTGTGTTCAAGGGTGCGCTAATTGTTGTGAAATTCTTGACCCTTCTGACCATGAGAAGATTATCTGGGTTAATCAGACGCAACCTATTTGCCCTAATTGTCAAACACCAGGACTACTTCAGAGCCTAGGATTAACGGAAGATATTACGTCATCAGTAGATATTTCCGAAGATGCTTCTTTACTTGTACATTAAGGAGTGATTTATGGTAAGTCAAGTTAATAATTCTATTGTTAATTATCCTAGTAGTTTGACGCCCCATAAAGTATTCGTGTACGGGACTCTAAAGAAGGGATATGGGAATCATGAGAGGCACCTCAGGAACGCTAAGTTCCTTGGGGTGGGGGTAATTAATGGAATAATGTTCCATCTTGGAGGCTACCCTGCTATTAATATTTCCGATAACTTCTGCCAAATAAAAGGAGAAGTATATCAATGTAGTTGGGAAGATATTCTTGAAATGGACAAACTGGAGGGGCATCCAAGCTTCTATACTCGTATAGAAGTAGCTATGGTAGGGTATCCCAAAGTTTGGACTTATATCATGGAGCGGAATAGACTTAGTGGTAGGAATAGAATTGTTCCTACTGGAGTATGGGAAGGATCTAATACCCCTACAATAGAGTGGAAAGGATTTGGGCAAGGAGCCTTAATTGGAAGTTTTCAAACTGAAGGGAACTTTACCGATATTAAAGTAGGAGAGGGTACTTCTTTCTCTCTTCGAATGAATCCAGTTACTAATAAGTACTCACTTTTCGACATAGCTTCCGGGAATATTATTGGAGGAGAATATTCTCGAGTAACCGATGTAATAGCTAGAAACAAGATCAATAATATTATAGCTCTTCCTCATAAATCGGCCAACACTCTTCCCATAATGGTAGGAGAAGAGATAAAGACTAGATCTACTAGTCTTGCTGCTACGGGAACTCATGTGCATGGCCCTATCTATAATACCTATGGAGGATATCTACCTCCTCCTAAGAAGGAAATTGAAATCCCACTTACCGCAAAGATCCTAGATATTAAGGTAGGTCCAGCATAAGAAGAGAATAGATGTTTAAACATTACGATCTAATAATCTATGCAGCACGAAATTCTTCTTCCGCCCGACGACTCGCTACCAATCTTGGTAGTCGTAGGTGGCGAGACGATTTGCCTACGAGGTATAACCGGAGGCGTCCTTACTTCAGAGGGAATCCCAGTCCTCTGGTTATTAACTGGGGATCATCTATACATCCGCATTGGCTTGAGGACTCTCGACTTGGTATTAAGCCTATTGTCCTCAACCACGGCGATAATGTTAAAAAAGCAATTAATAAGCTTGCGTTCTTTCAAGCTATATCCAAAACTGATGCGAGAAGTCACTTACTTAAATGGACGACCGACCTCAGTGTGGCAAAAAGATGGCTTGGAAAGGGCTTTAGGGTCGTTTGTAGACAGAGTGTCACAGGGTCAGGAGGTGACGGAATCCATCTAGCTTCTATAGAGACTGAGCTAATGGAAGCTCCATTATATACTCGTTATTTCCCTAAGACCCATGAATTTAGGGTCCATATATTCGATGGAAAGGTGATAGATCTTACTCAGAAGAAATTACGAGGAGGAGTAGGTACACGAGATATGCACGATACTTTCATTAGGAGTCTTGATAATGGCTGGATCCATGCTCATAATGAGATCAATCTCACTGAGCCTGACCGTGAACAAATGGCTTTTGCGTGTGGGCTATGTATTAGTAACCTCAATCTTAATTTTGGAGCTATTGATGTTCTTGCTAAATTAGCTACTCCGGATCTAGAGGGTAACAGAAAATTGGAAAAGTTCGTTATCTGTGAAGTGAATACCGGCCCCGGATTAGAAAATACACAAACTATTGAAGCGTACTCAAACGCTATTTTGAGTGCTAAAGAAAATCTAAGTGGAGCTATTAAGCATGCTTAGTTTAGAAGAAACTGCCAAAGAATTATTTACTATCACTCCTCCTACGAGTGCTAAAAAAGAAGCATTTATTGAGTTTCCTGAGATTAATAGGAAATTAAGAGTTCAGTGCTCCTATGTATCTGGAAGTAGTTCCTTGGGGTGTCATTCGGGGACTATTACAGGTGTAAGTATTCACTTAAATATGGGGGCAACTAGTACTCCAAGTGGCTTCTCTATTACTACTATTGATCCTTCTGGGGAGCAAATAAAATATACGAAGGATTCTTTTAACTACTATAGAATCACAAATACTGAGTGGGAAAATATTTTTGACTACATAAAAAAGTCCGGGTTAACCTTTGATCACTTTGCTCCTAGTATATTTGCTTCTATTGTAACGCAAACAAGTCGTGTCCCTATTTACGCCATAAGTGATGTAATTAATTATAATACTCCTGCTAGAAACGGCGGGATTTTTGATATTGTAAAGGAACCACATAAAACTATTTTTGACCTGTTTGTCTGTAACACATCAGATTTTGTTCGTTATCTCATCAAGGATAAAGTTGGAGTAGTAGTAGAATCCCCTGTAGTTCAGAATCCTAATCATAGATATTGGGGAGGATATTCTCTCAATCAGATGTGGATTTGGGTTCATCCAAATCATCTTAGTAGAACTATAAATTGTTCGGCTTTGCATAATATAGAGGCTCTACCTACTAGAGAAGATTGGTTTAATACTATAAAGAGTGATTTTTCCGGTATAGGTACAATTTATTCTGGAAATAAGAACGGAAAAGACTTATTATCCAATATAATTCCTACAGAAGTCTTTATGAAAGATAATAGATTTGTCGATGGGAGAGATCAAAGTAAGTGAAAGTTAAATTTGTAGGAGAGATAAGTATCCCTAATGAGGAAGCTTTTGATAATACAGCAGTTATAGATAGATGGATTTTAGACGTACTATATTTTAATTGCTCTCGACCTACAAATGTAGCTTTCTCCGCTCTTAAATTAACTTGGAGTCCTGTTAGTGAGTAAATCTCCAAAATATAAAATAGCTAAATGTCATTGTAAATGTCCGTCTCAGGATACTATTTATGGGTATGGTCTTAGATTACATAACCCTAGGATTATACCTAAAGGGTTAAAATTTGTAGGGTGGACTTGTACGGGGTGCGGTACTAAAGTTACCGAGTATATTTAAATGCCTAAATTCGACCATAGATTTGATAACACTATTCAGAAGAAGGAAGATCTACGATTTACTGAATTAAACTCGGCAATAGATTATGCTAATGCTCAATGTAGTATGTATGGTTACGCTCAATCAGTAGTTCCTGTAGAGGATGAGCCAGGAGTCCTTAAGGTAGTAGAACATCTTATTACTATCCGACAGGCACCTCTTGAGGCTGTGTATTTCGTTAACGACGTAATCTAATTAATTGGGGGTGTGGCGGAATTGGTAGACGCAGCGGACTTAAAATCCGCTTCCGAAAGGAGTGGGGGTTCGAGTCCCCCCGTCCCCACCATTTGGAGATTTATGAAAGTACTTATTCCTAGTTGTCTTAAATTAGATGAGAAACAAATAGAAGCTCTCCAAAATTGGTTCTCTCAGTTTGAATATGATGAAGATAAAATAGAAGATTGTTGTGGAACTGGACATACTTTCCATGTTTCAGGGTCTGGAATAGGAGATTCTATTTTGGTGGAGCATGGGGGCAGAAAGTTCGATGTAGGTTACGATGATGGTGGAGAGATAGTAGGAGAGATAAATTTTTAATATGAGAGAGAAATATATTGATGAAGCTGTAGGAGTGTGGATTGAGTTTGGTATTCATAAAAGTGGTAATGTAGATGTATCGTCTGAACAAGGAGATATTTTCACTAATGTACCTCCTTTAGTTGCAGCTAAGTTAATTAAAGCTCAGGCTGAGTTTAGAGAAAATCTCTATCGTATTCTTCGGGATGTGACGGTAGGTTAATATGTATACACCAAGTGATCGATATGGAGATTTGGATATTGAAGACATCACGGAACTTGAGGAACTTCCAGCGGATGATGGTAAGGAACTGAATTTTAATTCCGACAAGCTTTTCTATCGTAGTGAAGCTAGATCGTTCGAACGAGATTTGATGCGAGAATTCGAAGAGATTTATGGGGAGGATTTCATAAATGAGTGATAAAGTACAGGCGACTGTTGAAGAGCAAATTTCTAGTACTGATACGGTAGATCCTGAGCCTCTCTCAGTAATCTCTCTGGAAAGTCGTCTTAAGCTCTGCCCAAGTGATTATAAGGTATTTGTAGTTTCAGAGGATGGATTCTCATTTCCAGTAACTTCTCTAGTTACCTCTGTAAACAGTAAAGAGGTATGGCTTATTGTAGGGGATATAGAAGAAGAGGAGGAGAATTACATTGGAGATGGGGATATTCCTTTTGATACTCCTATTTGTGAAGTATCCTCTTCGGTAGCTCCTAAAGTAGTACCAGAAGATGTGTGTGAGGTAAGTAAACGTGGGGCTCTCCGTAAAGCATAGGGATAGTCCTTACGTTCATCTACGGCATCTTGCCGCTGATATACTAGTAGGTACTACTGAGAATAAGTTTTCCTGCCCTTTCTGTATTGGAGGAGCTAATGGGGATCGAGGGTTTGTCATTACTAGGCTTACAGAGTCTGAAGCCGTCTACTGCTGTCACCGAGCCACTTGTGGTAAGGCTGGACGAATTGCTTGTTGGGGCTTCCGCCTCGAACAAATATTATGTGATCCTACCTCACAGCCGAAAAGTGAATTCACTCCGAGAGTGTATACTGGTAGAACGGGGGAATTGGGTCAGGAGTGGAGTACCGAGATATTGGGTTTATACGGACTTACCGTGGAGGAGTCGTATTGGGCTAATTGGCGCCGAGATATTGGCTCAGGTCGTCTTGTTTGTCCGATCCTCGGACCCACTGGTAAGTGTAGAGGTCAAGAACTACGTAAATCTAAAATATCCTCGGGCGACTACGGACCAAAAACGATACATTATCGGCAATCTGAAGAAGTATGGATGGGGTGGTACCGAAGATCTAAGACCAATCCGATTATCTTGGTGGAGGATATTGTTTCAGCTCTTAAAGGAAGTAGGCACTTCCAAGCAGGCTGTCTCCTTGGGTCTCATGTAAGTTTAGACCATATTCTTGAAGCTACAGAAGTAGCTAAAGACCAAAAGATATACTTAGCTCTCGATAAAGATGCTACGGATAAGGCAGCCCACTTCATAAAGAAGTGGAAATTTGTAGCAGCGAACTTAGTTCTACAACCTCTGTCTAAAGACCTCAAGCTCATGACAGACGAAGAGATTAAACATATTAAGGAAGGGTGATATATGCGTGAATTTCATCTAGATAATTTGGATAGTGTTAATACCTGTTGTGGTATTTATGAACTTTACGGATTTAGCTTTGCTGCATACGAATATAGTAAGGAAAAAGAACCATTGACAGATGAAGAGTGGTTCTATGCTTTAAGTACTGTTTGGGATTATAGGACTATTAATCTACCCCCTATAGTCTTATTTAGTGGTACTAGACGACAAGAAAAAGGAGTATTTGGGCCACAGCAATTCGCTAATTGGCTTCATGATCGTAATGAGTGCGTGGACTGGACTGCACAGGTACCCAATACAAATACAAGAAATAAAATTAGAGCTTATCTTTGGACTCCATCGAAAGAATTTAATAAGAAGTATAAGAGGTTTCTAAAGACCTTAGATGAATCAACCGCAGATAAGAAAAATAACGACGACTAGGGATTATTCGGAATATTGGGAAGTACACTATTTACTTATTCGAGTACTGCGGAGGCTGGGTGTAGTACTCAATAGTAAAGGGAGACTTCCCTTATTTCGTTTATGGATAAAAATAAGTACTAGGATGCAGGGGGATAGACAGAAGTTTATACTAAAGATAATTCAAGCCTTAGTGAGCCTTCGGATTCAGGGTAAGGAACCTCCACATAATGATAGGGTTTATCTTTGAACGAACGAAAAGTCATTAGCGCATTTATTAGAAACCGTCAGAGCTATGAGGAAGCTAAGGAGCTTCTTGATCGCTCTGACTTTGACTCCATTACCTTACATTTAATTGATCTTATTGGTGACTACTATGATACCGATCCGAACGCTTCAACTGTTGATGTGGAAATCCTTACCGACCGCTTCGCAAGACAGCAACCATCTCAGAAACTTACGGATACTATTAAAGGAATCCTCACCACTCTTCCGGAAGTATCTGACGGGAATGTTCGTAGGGAACTCCGGGAAATCAAAGCTTACAATCTCGGTCTTAAACTGTCGGCAGCTTTTACTCGAGGTCAAACCGGACCCGAGGTTCAAAAGCTACTACAAGAGTATCTTCACGTTACTGAAGATTCCGGAGGCGAAAGATCGAGTGGATATTCTGAATGGCCCGAAGAGTTCACCGTTGAATCACTACTTTCGAAATCATTTCAGCAAGAGGGTTTAATTCAACTATATCCTAAAGCCCTTACCGAGCACTTAGATGGGGGGTGTCGCCCCGGTCACCAAATCTTGGTATTTGCCCCTACCGAAATGGGCAAAACGCTGGTTGTCCTTAACTTTGTTGCTGGATTCACATTACAAGGGCTTCGCACGCTTTATGTTGGAAATGAAGATCCTGTGGCTGATCTTCAGATTAGGTATTGTACGAACCTCATTGGAAGGCCTAAGTCAGATATACTTAAGTTTCCAGATAGGGCTCAAGCAGCTTTAGATAAAAGGAACTACAAGAATGCTATTTTTGCTCCCTTGGCTCCAGGTACCTTTAAGAAGATACGGGAATTGGTGTCTAAATTCAGACCTCACGTGGTGGTATTGGATCAATTGCGAAATATGGATGTTCATATTGAAGGTCGCACTCAAGCCCTGGAGGCAGCAGCTACACAAGCGCGTAATCTCGCGAAGTCAATGGAGGTCCTTGTCGTCTCTGTATCGCAAGCTGCTGATTCAGCTACAGGGAAGAGAATCTTGGCAAGAGGAGATGTGGACTCTTCTAACGTGGGGATTCCGGGCCAGATGGACGTAATGATTGGTATTGGGGCTACCCAGGAAGATGAGGAACAGAATCGTAGGTGGTTTTCATTCCCAAAGAATAAGGTGAGTGGTAGGAAAGATCCTATTCCTTTTGTTATTAATCCGACTACTTCGACCGTAATAGAGGATTGAGATGGATAATTTGACTATTCTTTCCGATAAAGAACTTATTAATAGGTACGGTACCCTTACTCCTTTGGAGAAAGAACTACTTCGTAGATATGATAATATGAAACAGAAGTACTGGGAATTAGAGCAAGAACTTCTTATGGTTAGACTAGAGGATCATTTAGCAAATGGATAATATTCTCCATATAGATAACAATCTTCACGATGATGCTTTCCTAGAAGAACTGGAGCAGACGCGCTTAGTTAATGTAGATGATTATACATTAAAATATATTTGTGAGCGCCTTGGAGGTATAGGTGGGCACCAAGATGAAATGGGGTATTGTTTTAATGAATTATGGCGAAGATATATACTAGTTAAATCTAGGAATTTACCAATTGGATAAAGAAAGAGAATTAAGATATTTTGGCTACGTATTAGTTGAAATATTAGATGAGAAACTCTTCGAGAGACTTAGAGACGCGGATAGTGTAGATACGGTTGCTATAGATGAGTTAATTAGAAGATATGACAATATTAAAGGAGAATGGGCAGCTCTATCTCAGGATGATGGGAAAAAAGATAGGGAAATAGAAAGACTTAATAAGCTTTTAATAGATACTCAAACTGAATTACTAATGGAGACACAAGCTAAGGAAAATGCTTTTAGAAATAGAGATAGTGTTATAGAAGAAAATGAAAAGCTGAAGAACGAATGCAAAAATTTGAAAAGGAAATGGATTCGAGATCGAAACTATTAAATATAAAGTTTCCTAGTTTTCTTACTAACTTAGATCCGAGGATTTATGAGTCTAACAATTACGTTTGCCTTGATTGGGAAACAACGAATCTCGACAAGGGCTTTGCTGGGAATACAAGTAATAGAATTGTTCTCGCAACTTGGCTTTACGGAAGTGGACACAGAGGCTCCCATAACCCCAGGGCAAAAAGTCGGAGAATCGGTTCACAAAGTGTCTATTACAAATACGGGAACGAGTTTGAACAGGGAGAGCTGGTCGAGGCTATTCAGTCTGCTGACTTCATTGTTGCCCACTTCGCTAAATTTGAACTTCAGTGGCTTACAAGAGCAGGAGTGGATATCTCCCGTATCCTCCCTTGGGACACTGTTCTTGGCGAATACGTACTTGCAGGAAATAGAAGAAGGGCTTTCGATCTCAACTCAACCGCCATACGCCGCGGAATCGGCACAGGAAAGGAAAGTCTTGTCGCGGCTCTTATCTCTTCAGGAGTCTGCCCGAGCGAGATCCCAGAACAATGGCTAATAGAGTACGGTACGCGAGATACCTCGCTATGCCATGATATCTTTTTACAGCAGAAAAAAGAGCTTATAGAAGGCAATCTATTGCCAGTAATGTACACGAGGTGCATTACAACCCCCGTACTGGCCGATATAGAATTGAATGGACTGACCCTAGACCCAGAGAGAGTTCAGGAACAGTTTGAAGTAATAGGAAAAGAACGTGCAGAAATTAATAATGAATTACTCCATCTTACTGGCGGAATTAACCTCAATTCTTCAAAGCAAGTTGCAGAATATCTTTACGATAAGCTCGGATTCGAAGAGCTGCGAAGAAATGGTAAACCAGATAGAAACCCTGGTGGTGGACGCCGAACGGATGGCGACTCAATTGCTAAGCTCCGTGCAACGACTCAAGAGCAGAATAGGTTCTCTGAAATATTCCGGAAATTCTCAAAGCTAGATTATAAGCTAGATATTCTTACTAAGTTCAATCAATGCTGTAAAGAAGATAATGGAATACTGTTCGCGTCTATTAATCAAGCTGTTGTCCAAACTCACCGATTGGCAAGTTCAGGAAAGAAATATAAAGTCCAGATCCACAATATTGAGAGATCATTTAAGAAGCTTTTTAAGGCACGCAATCCGGGATGGAAAGTGGGCGAAGCTGATGGGAGCCAGCTTGAGTTTAGAGTGGCAGCTCATCTTGGTAATGATCCAGTGGCTTTGGCTGATATTCGAAATCCACAGTTTGATGCTCATTATCAGACTGCAGAGAATATATACGGAAAACCAAGATCGGAAATTAGTAAGGATGAGAGAACAGAAGTAAAGCCAGACACATTTGGTCCATTATATGGAAAGATGAGAGGCTCCCCAGCCCAGACTAAATACTTTGATTTCTTTAGGAAGAAATATAGTACTATTTATAAAGTCCAGGAAGGATGGTCCCACGTAGTTCTTAGAACTAAGAAACTAGTAACAGATTGGGGCTTGATATTCTATTGGCCAGATACGAGATTAGAGAATGGTAACTATATTCGTAATCGTACTAATATATTTAATTACCCTGTTCAGTCTTTGGCTACTGCTGAAATTATTCCAGTGGCTTTATGCTATGTGTGGCACTACTTCAAAGCCTTTCGACTTCGAGGATTTTTGGTAAATACTGTTCATGATTCCGTAATAGCTGAACTTCCACCTGAGGAAGAGGAGATCTTTCGTGACATCTGCGAATACTGTTTCACTGGTCTTGTTTTTAATTATCTGGCTCGTGTTTATAGGATACGTTTTCGTTCTCCTCTGGGTACTGAAACCAAAGTCGGAGAACATTGGAGCGAAGGCACGGAAAGGAAGTACGACCTCGATCCAGAAGACTACTTTAAAGAGTGCCCCTAGTTATTTTGAATATTATGGAATGAAAGATTGGCGTCTAGCTAAATGTGTACACTGCGGTAGTAGAAGTATTGATTCTGAATTTTGTGATAAATGTTATCCACCATCGGAAAGACCATAATGAATGAACACAAGCCGGATAGATGGGTACTCTTAAAGATTACCAAGGAAGGTGAATCAGAGCCTATTTATAAGATATTTGGTACTTGGTTTGGTAGTTATTTACAAGGAGATAGTTGGAGAGCTAATTCTGGTATTGCTGAAGTAATTAAAGCTAATGGGGGCTACTGTATTATAGGTCCTTCGGGCAGCTCTTATAGGTGTCTTAAAGGTAATTACGGTACTAGTGGTTATACAGGAAGTGTAATAAGAGATTGGGAAGAACAGAATACAGTTAAGATCACTATAGAAGTGCTGGAGGAGAGAGAAGCTCTAAAATATCTTGAAGATATGTCAATGAAAGCTGGAACTTGATAGGCACAAGTATGTCTAAAGTAAAAGATAAGAAAGTTCCACTGGTGATTGTAGAGTGGGGGGATGCTCATGGAGGATCCAGATGGGTGCAGTATAGTGACTTAGATCGACTACATGCTCCTATCAAAGTGCGTAATGTAGGATATTTAGTTAAAGAAGATAATATAGGAGTTACTCTTACCCATGGATTTGATGAAAATAATAATTTAGTTGGGACGTTCTTCATTCCTAAGAATGGTGTTATAAAAATAACAAAGGTTAAATATTAATGCAAGGTGTAGTTCAGCGAATCTCTGGTAAGCAAATCAATGGTACCACTCTTTACTCTTTCACTTTAAGTGGACAGGATGGATGGATCGGCACAGGTAGTAAGAAGCCTCCCAAAGAAGGTACTTCAATTAAGTTCGACGTTAAGATTAATAAGCGGGGATATACGGAGGTAGATGGTGGAATCGAAATTATCACAGATGGAGAACCTGGACCAGCTCCTTCTACATCTGAAATGGGCAAGGCGTCAGGGGCAGTTACTAGGGCAAACGGTTCTGGAGGAGGTAGTCAAGGAGCTTATTGGGATCGCAAAGAAGCAAGAGACATCCATAACGATGCTATGCGAGAGCTTGGCGCGACTCGCAACACAGCACTCACTATTATTGATCTCGGACTCAAATACGAAGTGTTTAAATTGCCCGCAGCGGCCAAGAGGGAAGAGTTTCTCTGGAATCTGATCGATAAGTATACTAGTAAGTTAATGGGTAAAGGGGCTGAATCTGATAACGGAGATTCTCCGGTAGAAAATAGTTCAAAGCAAGAAGAACCTCATTTAGATAGTAATTGGGAGTAAATATATTTAAGATTAAAGATACTATCGATTCAGTACTTGCAGATATTAATCTAAAGATTAGTAAGCTTCGTGATCTTGCGGAGCATCACGACCATACTGCGGCATCTCACCTTTCATGGGTTCAATTCCACAGTGAACAGCACTTTATACATTCTAGTCTAAGGGATAAAGCTACTCGTATTGCTATTAAGTTCGAATAATTGTTGAAGTAAGTAATAAAGAGAATAAATAATTGAAGACACCAGTTGTATATAATGCTGAGCCTTTTAAGACTGACGTCATCCCTCTTATTGTTCGTGGCCCGTATGATGTATATGTAGGTGATTTGGAAGGATATAAATTACCTACCTATCTTATCATTAACCGTACTACTAGCGTGGTAGAGTTTACTTCCGAGGTACTTCCTATTATTGAGAATTGGTTGAGTCAAGCAGTACCTTTGCCTGGATTACTGGATAATATGGCTAGCGCCCAGCAGCTTTCTCTTAACCTTAAGAATACTAACTAGGGGGTGATGTATAACTGAAACCGTACCCTACGCCTAAGGATCCTTATCCTATAGATCCGTATCCGGTAATTCCGTAGAGATGGTGGGGTGCGCATACCATCAAACGATAATCACGCACCGAAGAGGTTTATGAGTAAGATAAAAGTACAGGGTTATAGCGATATAGACTTAGAGTATCGTAAGTTATCTGATGTTAAACAGGAAATAGAGAGAGCAATACAGGAGTACGGGGAAAATGCTCATTTAGAGCTATACCCAAAGTATGGAGACACTTATATTAGAATTGCATTTGAGAGGCTAGAAACAGATCACGAATATCAAGATCGCATAACTAAAGAGGAAAATGATAAGGTAGCTTTTGAGCAACGAGAGAAAAAGCAATTTGCACGTCTATTAAAGAAATACGGAAATGCTGGATAGGATCCAGATTTATATTTAATCTGCTCCAACTGTAAGACCTATCATCTTAAAGATGAATTTGCGAAAAATAAAAATCATCCTAGAGGATACGCACAATCTTGTAAAAATCTTTTAATATCTTAAGAAAAGAGAAAGGTTGGAATAGAGGTAAATGGAACGAGAGAACTAAATTGTTACAACAAATTCGTAGAGCAAAGGCTAAAGCTGAGTTAGCCGAGCAGGGCCGTAGTCCATGAGTATAATTGAAAAGATTAAAGGTAAGCATCTACTCGTGGACGCCTAGTTGACATCCTGAAATATAGATGTGCAGCTAGTGCGGAGAAGACTAAGTATTTAGTAGTAGATCCTGTGGATCAGAATACAGAGTATCCTTCTTATAAGGAGGCTATTAATCAATATAATTCTAAGGATGGTAAATTATTTGAGGGGTACACTCTTTGGTCTAGGAAGGAGGTCAAACCACTTGATTCCGCAATTGAAGCAACGAAAGCAGCTATCGAAGGAATTATATCTAGACTTAATCCACAAACAATATCGTTCTTTCTTAGTCCACCAACGACATTTAGAGATAGGATTGGGGTTACCGCACCGTATAAGGGAAATAGAAATCAACCTAAACCGAAGTACCTAAAAGATGTCGAAAGCTACCTCGTCACTGAATACGGAGCTATCCACGGAGTTGATGTGGAAGCTGACGATGCGATTGGAATCGCTCTTTCCAAAGATCAAGGAGGCTCAGTTTCGTGCTCTATCGATAAAGACCTCTTGCAAGTACCAGGATGGCATTACAATTGGGTTAACGATACTGTACGATGGGTCTCCAATAGGGATGGGGACTTTGCCTTCTATTCTCAAATGCTCCAAGGAGATGTTACAGACAATATTCAAGGATTGGCTGGAATTGGTCCAGTTACAGCAGCCAAAATACTCTCTGGAGCACGTTCGAGAGTTGAGCTTGCAACACGAGTCTGGGGTGAATATAGGCGTGAGTTTGGGGATGCCGATAAAGCTCGCGAACGATATCTTGAGAATGCTGACCTCCTCTGGATCCTCCGAGAATCAGAACAATGTCCAGGATACCAAATACCCGAAGGATTCAGCTTTAGTTAAGTATTGTATTGACGAAGGATGCCCCCATTATGGTACTAAGCATGTCTGTTTTACTACTGTAGATAAATTAAGTAAATATAAAAGACATACTGTAGATTTTAATTAGAGGTAGTATAAATATGAATAAAATGGATCTAGTTAAAGATATTGAGGTTAGGTATTCCGATACTTTAGCTATACTTGCTGATGAATTTAAGAAAACTCCTGAATTTAAAGAGTTTCCTAAGATTCCTCGGTTAAATAAAGAAGTAGTAGTTACGGAGAAGATTGATGGTACAAACGCCTGTGTAGTAGTGGTAGAGAAAGAACATGGCCAATCGTTTGCTGACCGACAAGTATTTGCACAATCTCGTAATAGAATCATTACGCCGACATCAGACAACTACGGATTTGCTAAGTGGGTTGAAGAGAATAAAGAGACCCTTAAACAGCTCGGACCAGGACACCATTACGGAGAGTGGTGGGGGAAAGGAATCCAAAGAGGATACGGAATAGGTGAGAAACTATTTAGTCTTTTTAATGTATCTAGGTGGGGCGATGCTCGTCCAGCTTGCTGCTCTGTGGTTCCTATTCTCGGTCGTGGTATGGGATTTAATATTGTCGAAGTAGCTCTTAATAAGCTTAAATTAGAAGGAAGTGTAGCTTCTCCGGGGTTTATGAAACCTGAAGGAGTGATGGTATTTCATGCTGGCGCTAATCAGTACTTTAAGGCATTCGTAGAAAATGATGACCTCCACAAATATCAGATCGCCTAAGTATTACCTCGCAGGACCAATGAGTGGGTATGCAGATTTTAATGTGCCTGTTTTTAAGGAAGCTAAAACTATCCTGGAACAACAAGGTCTAAGTATCCAATTACCGTATGATATTGAGAGTACTGTACAAGAAGGGTGGGAGTGGGAGGATTACTTAGGAGAAGATATTAAGCTTATTGGTAGATGTAAAGGAATAATAGTTCTTCCGGAATGGCAACGAAGTAGAGGAGCTAAACTAGAGATTGCTGCAGGCTTAATGAAAAGCTTGAAGGAGCCCGATTTTAGATTTGCTGAGCTAGTTAGAGGAAACTATCTAAATTGGTTAGAATCTTTTGAAATAGCTAATTGGTGGCATGACGTATGGGATGAGTATAGTAAAGTACCCTACAATAAAGGAGAATAATTTATTCCTAGGAATTGGGCTTGGGGAAAGAAGAGAGCATCGGGGTATCGTAGTGGAGAAGAAGAAAGGATTGCTGAATGGCTTACTACTCACGACGTACCGTTTAAATACGAAGCAATAAAACTGGAGTATGATAAACCATTACGCAAAGGCTTATGCGTCTCATGCGGGAAATCCAAGATAGTGCAGCGGCTTACGTATACTCCAGATTTCATTTTGGAGAATGGAATTGTAATAGAGTACAAAGGCCGTTTAACATCAAAGGACCGGACAAAGCTTCTAGCAGTAAAGAAAGCTAATCCAGAAATAAAACTAGTTCTGCTACTATCTGCTGATAATAAATTGGAAAAGAAGAATGAAAAACGATATAGCTCTTGGTGCACAGACAATGGATTCGATTTCGCCATTCGCACACCTCCAACAAGGTGGCTCAGGGGAACTTAGGACTCGATGGTGGAAGTGGCCAAGTAAAGACAATACACACTGCGAAGGCTGCGGAGCGGGTATCTACGATCTTTGTAAGTGCGCAGATGATGAGAAACCTAAGAAAGAGAACCAAGGTTATCCTCCAAACTATTTAGATAATAATCCTAAGACTGTCTTTGGTACTAAGAAGCTTCCGCTAGAACTAGTACCGCCAAGTGCGATAGCAGCTCTAGCAGAGGCTTTTGCAGATGGAGCTAAGAAGTATGGTCCTTACAATTGGAGAGAAAAGACTATCTCCTCTAGTGTGTATTATGGCGCAGAACAAAGACATATGACTGACTGGTGGGACGGAGAAGATATAGCTGAGGATAGTGGTATAGGGCACCTTAAACATGCTATGGCTTGTATAGCAATGCTTATAGATGCAGCTTCGGTAGGTAAACTGAACGATAATAGGCCCCCTAAAGGGGCTATGCCTAAGTTGCAGAAAGAATGGTTAGAGAAACATGGATAAAATTCCTGAGTGGATCGGTGTAGATCTAGATAAGACTTTAGCTAAATACGAGCAAGGGGATATAGACAGGTGTGGTCCTTATTTTATAGGTTCACCTATAATGCCTATGGTAGCTAGAGTTAAACACATGCTAGCTATGGGGAAGACTGTAAAGATATTCACAGCTAGAGTATCTATTGGAACTCCTTCTGAAATTGCTTGTATAGAAGCAGTAATTCAGGAGTGGTGTAGGGAATTCATTGGAAAAATATTAGAAGTAACTTGTGTTAAAGATATAGGTTGTATGCAAATCTGGGATGATAGAGCGATATCGGTAGAACCAAATACAGGTAAGATTTTAACGGAAATGAAAGATGAGGCAAGTTAAGAAATTAATCGAGGAGGTTCTCACAGTCTGTAGATGGGATGATACTGGAGTAACCTTTGATCTATATGACCAGGCCCGTAGAGCTGGAGAGGAAATAGGGATGACGGAGAAGGAATTAGATAGTCTTACCGGAGTAGAAGATATTGACGGAGATTAATCCTCTTATTGAGGAAGTACAGATTCTTCGGAAAGCTCTTGAACAACTACATAATTGTACTTTACGTATGTGTTGTCATATTCGTGAAGGAGTAGGGGATAATCCTAGTAGTACCAAAGAAGTAGTGCACGTACTACGAAAAGATTGGAACAGAGCTTTTGATGAAATTATAGTTCCACCTTATAATAGACTATATTGGGAGACTGATTTACCTTGAAATTGAGATTAGGCAAGAATCGTGTGCTTGTGGTTAGTGATCTCCAATGCCCATTTGAACATGAAGATGCATTGGAGTTCGTTAACGCAGTAAAGGTAAAATATGCAACCGATCGTGCAGTCTTTATCGGAGATGAAGTCGATTTTCACGCTTTCGCCGGAAAATTTCCTCACGATCCAGATGGTAAGAGTGCTGGGGACGAATTGTCCGACGCTGAGCTTCACCTTAAGCCGTGGTACGAATCCTTTCCATTGGCGGAAGTTTGTCTTTCCAATCACTTGGAGCGAATATATAAAAAGGCTTACAATGCCGGTTTTCCAAAAAGAGCTATCTTGGCTCCAAGAGAACTTCTCCGTGCTCCTGAAACCTGGAGATGGGAAAGAAGCTTTACAATTGATAGTGTCAAATATGAACATGGAGATAGTCAAGGGGGATTGGATGCAGCAAGATTACTAGCTATCGCAAATAGACAATCTACCGTCATAGGACACCATCACGCCCACGGAGGAGTAAGATTCCTAGCTAATGATAATGAGATGATCTTTGGAATGAATGTAGGATGCCTTATTAATCGTCATGCTTATGCTTTTGCTTATGGATTAAATAATAAGTTTAAGCCTACATTAGGGTGTGGAGTAGTTATCTACGGAGCCCCTTATTTCGTTCCGATGATTGTTTCTGGTAAGAATGAGCGATGGATTAAGGAGATCATATAGTATGTTTAAGTGGATCATTATCACAGCTATTTTCAATATCCATTCAGGTGCTCTTACTCACGTTACTCCTGAGGTAAATGATCAAGGAAAGGTGATTGAGTATATTGCCGATACTCCCCAGGAATCCTATGCAGCCTGTTCTCATAAGCTCATGGAAGAAGGAGTGCAGAAGCCAGACGCCAATGGGGATATTAAGCTCTTCCAATGCCTCCCAGAGACTATTAAAGACGATAATACCGATAATGAAGTATGAAGATTCCTCTATAGTTAAACCATAATAATATGAATACACCTTACGACTTGTTTGCAGATGAAGGGATTCTTAAATCTGGTTGGGCTTCCTTTGTTCAGCCTCTAGTAGATGAGTGTAAAGAAAAAGGGTATCAGATCTCTCAGATTAAGGAGAAATATGGTACCCTTAGATTTTATGGTGATTTTCCCAATGACTTTTATCTTAAAGTAGAGAGAGCTGAAAAACTATCAGGAACTACTTGTATTCAATGCGGGCAACCTGGAAAAACCTATTATATAGGTTGGTTTTTAACTCTCTGTCCAGAGCACGCAGAAAAACATTATGGTGACTCTTTACTTGGTTATGTAGATCCTAGGGAGATAGAATGAGAATTGGTATCGTAGGAAGTGAAGCTTCTAAGTTCACTCCTGAAACAGAGATATTAGCACGACACGCTATTTTATCTAGAATTAGAAAAGATGGAGGAGATGTAATAATCTCAGGAGAATGCCATCTAGGAGGAGTAGATATTTATGCAAAAGAAATAGCCCAGCACTGGGGCCTGGGCTATATTGGGTATCCGCCTAAACATCACTCCTGGACTTATGGATATAGGCCCAGAAATGTTAAAATAGCTAAGGAGTCAGATAAAGTAGTCTGTATAACCATTAAGGATTATCCAGCAACTTACGATGGTATGAAGTTTATTAGATTAATTGATGGTAAGGAAACTCCTTATTGCTATCATTGCGACAGTTATAGTCACGTAAAGTCTGGTGGTTGCTGGACAATGCACTATGCACATAAATTAGGTAAGAATATTGAATTAATTATTATTTAAACGTGATATGTCCCTTCAATTAATAACTGACCATTTGCAGAAAAAGCTGAACCTTGTAATGCACTATTAGTTCCTGAAGAGCCTATAACAAACATAAATCCAGTAGTAGTACCCGGAGGGAGTACAAAACTTAATACTCCTCCGGAGAAATTTATCATATTTGGGAAAGCAATATTAGTAGCTAGACCTGCCCCAGCTGCAGGCATAGCCGGCATACCAGATATGGTTACTCCTCCAGTAGGAGAAGAAATAGTTGTCCAAGTAATACTGAAATTGAAGTATACTACATGTCCTATTTGACTGTAGACTGCACTACTAATAGTTTGATTAATAGACCCAGAGGTGCCAAAATTAATAACTGGGAAAAAAGCTACCTTATCTACAGATAGTACAGCATAATTAGCAGACGCTGGTGCGGGAATATATGGATCTACATCCTCTAGTAATATACCTCCTGCACTATATAATTGGTATCTATATATTACAGTGGGATTCAAATATATAGGTACTAATCTACCATCGCCAGCCGCTGTAGTACCACCAGTACCTGGAGTTTGACTTAACGGAGTAGTTAAAGCTCCATCCGCATAGACATTAGCTAAAGTAGTGGTACCAGTGGTATAAAACTGATAGTATGCTCCGGGCTGAATTGCCCCAGTAGTTGATAAAGGTTTAGCTCGCGCATCGTAAAATAAAGCACCAGTAGGTGGTGAAGACATATTATTGGTGTCCTTGAGAGATTAAGTCATTTAAATCCCTAGCATCTGGGTCGTTTTGACTCATTTTAGTTAATTGAGCGGTCAGTGCCGGCATAGCTCCAGTAGGGGCTTTAGTAGCCTGAGCTAACCACGATACTGTACGGGGATTAGTTAAAACCCTGGACATTATAGGGTTAATAGCTGATGCAGCTAAAGCAGTACCAGCAACACCTGCGGCTGCTAGATGATTACCTGCCACTATGTGGCCTCCTGCCTCGAGAACTTTCTCTCCTAAGAGAGCTATAGTTCCCCCCCATACCCCTCCATGACCAGTAGCTTGTTCAAGCTTATTAACTGGTTTCAAATACCCCTGTTTCTTTAGTAGATCTAAAGTATCACTTAGAGAGTCTAGTCCACTCCTTAATTGACCAGGACTACCCCAACCTGATTTAGTATTAAATAAGGCATCCTTAGCTTCCGGGGACATATTCTTCCAGCCATTAAAGAATCTATCCGCATCGAAGGTCTGATCAGGTGCTCCTGATTTTCTACCCAGTTTATAGAGTACGGAAGCTCTAAATTGATTCTGACCGTTATCATCCATAGCCCCCATTACTTGAGATAACTTTCCAGCATCATCTTTAGTTCCTCGTAGAGCAGCTTTAAATACCTGACCAGGATCACTGGAAAAGTTCTTCCCTACTACTTTCATTAATACTTTCTGTTGAGCAATATTATTCTTGGCAGTAGTATTGTACATATCCCAGGCATCTTGAGCTTGCTGACCTTTGGTAGCTATATGATTATTGAGATCGTCATTAACAGCGCCATAGATCTGCTTTAATTGGCCAGCTTGTCCGGCATCTCTAGTAGCTCCAATAGCTCTACCGGTAACTGTTCTGATCTTCATTAATTCATCTACAGACCAAGGAGTAGGTTTAAGTACTGGATTAGTTTGTGATGGAGTATCTATAGGTTGAGGAGTCTGAACAGGCCCAGGAGTAGATTGTCCTGTTTTAGTATTATAAGAAAAGCTAGTCCCAGGAGTATTGGGGTTTTTAGGATTAACTACTGCCGGAGTAGTGGTAGTTTGTGGAGCTTTAACTGTATAGACTGGATTCTTAGGACTATCACTAATAGTATTTCCAGTAGCCGCCGTAACGGCGTTAGGGTTCTTATCTACCTGCCAACCTTTTCTAGCTAATCCCTCGAAAGTCTTAGCTTCATTAGGGCTAACACTAAAATCACTAACTAAAGTCTTCCCTTGAGAAGTAGCTATTCTAGCTAAAGTATCTAATCGAGCTGATCCCTCTCCTTTTCCTTGGGCTTCGGGAAGAGTATCATCTCGATATACTCGTAAATTTCCTTGAGCATCTTCAATAGCATGACTTTCTCCATTAGGAGAGGTTACCGTGTGGTAACCTTCATCTACATTGTAGGAAGTAGGAATAGGAGGCTCTTGCTTACTCTGAACAGCTTTAGCTATCCCTCGAGTCTTAGCTCCAGTGAGAAGTTTATCTACTTCTGGATCTCCAGTTTGAGTAGTAACATTCTGTACTGTCTTCTCTAAATTAGGTGCTGCTAAAGTAGAGTCTTTAGGTACTTCTTTATGAAATGCTTGTCTAGCATCACTTATCTCATCATTCAAAGAAGTTACTTTAGCTTGTATACCAGTCTTAGCAGCTTGTCCCCCGGTAGCTGCCGTCGGAGGAGTAGTATTACCAGTAATCTTACTGGTAATATCATCAATAGAGGCTTCTACTTGAGAATTAATCCCTCTTCTAGTATTAGCTAAAGGACCCCCACCAGGACCATAGCTACCTACAGTCTCGAGTCTCCTAAGAATAGGAGAATTAGCTGCCTGCCCCGCGGAAATAGCTATCCCTGCATTATTGGCGTTAGCTATATTAGCTTGCATATTGGCAGCACCCTCAGAGCCACCCCGTATTAGGCCGCGTGCTCCTGCCTGTGCTATAGATGGTCCCATGGGAGCCACCATACCAGCTAAGAATTGCCCAGTAGGTCCTGCTCCTGCCTCAGCAGCTCCTTGAGAGGCTGCTCCTGATAGCATAGTAGGCGCTATAGCTTCCGGACCAAATAAGGCTGCACTAGGAGCTGCTTCTACTCCAGCTCCTACAATACGAGCAAGTCTACTATTTGTATTTGTCTTAGGTAGGCCTAACCTATCCGCTGCTTCCTTAGCGATAGCTTGATATACGGGGTGATCTATATCTTGAGGAATACCTTGCTCTTCTTGAGTCTGATGAGGAAGCATACTTTCAATACCAGAACCTACAGTATCCAGTAATCTACTAGTACCTGTAATTAGTTGTCTTGGAACAGCTTTAAGTATATCTCCAACAGTACTGGAAGACTCTGGCTTAACTTGAGAGGTTTGAGTAGGCGTTTTTGTATTAGATTGTGCTTTAACCCCTAGATCAGCAAAGAGAGGATTAGTCTTTACAGGGGCAACATCCTGATTAGGAGTTACTCCTAGATCGTCCATTAATGGATTAGTAGCCATAAATTATTGCACCACTGCGCCGGCTTTATTTAATCTGTCCAATACAAGTTCTTTAGGTAATCCGGCAGCACTAGCTACTTCGGTAACTTGAGCATCGGTGTAAGTTTTACCTTTAGTCTTAGAAAAATCTAAAGCTGATTTAGGATTAATAGCTTTTAGAGTACTATCAACGATATCCTGTTTAGGAAATTTAGCACTATAATCTGCATCCAGATTAGCTACGTTCTTACCAGTCATAAGAGCAGCTTTAGTTACTGTACCTTTCTGTAATTCATATTGAGCATCGGAAGCTTGCCACTGCAACATCTGTTGAATAGCTTGTTTAGTTAAAGTAGGATTAGCTGCTAACTTCTCCATAATAAGCCTAGACTCATAAGCACCAAGGCGTACTTGAGCTCCCTCCTTATGGAATTGTTGCAGAAGATCATTCATCTCGGAAGCATTTAGTACTTTACTAAGAACCTGAAATGCAGCTGCCTGACCAGACGGCGCTCCTGTCCAGTTCTCTACTGCAGTACGGAATTGAGAATATTGCTGTGAACCTGGCCCCAAAGTTAAGTCTGGAGTAGATTCTAGGATCCCGTTAATTCGTTTAATTTGAGTCAAACTATCAGCTGCTCGAGCCATATTAGTATTATTAGCATCTGCAACTTTCTTAGCTTGGTCTCTATAGATTGAACGTTCCTTTATATCATCTTCATTTAGTTGCTGATTGCCTGTTACAGATCTAAAGGCTGGTGGGAGGTTCTTTACGAAATCTGATTGGTCTTGATTAAGCCCAGGAATAGGACTGCCTCCTTGCGTAGAAGGAGTAGATCTTACTTGAGCGGGACTCATAGGTCCTTGTCCCTGAGAAACAGGTTGTCCGGGAGCAGGTACTGAGAATTTTACTGATTTATTATTAATTAAATCCTGATAGCTACTAATACCTAAGTCCTTAGGTTTAATAGTAGCTTCTCTATTATCTATCGTAACTTTCTGTGGAGTATTAGACCACTTACCGATATCTATCTGTTCCCCTGCTGTAGGACCTATCCTAGGGGCTAGTACAGGAAAACCACTATCTTTATCTACGAATTGATCTCCAGCTTTATCTAAAGCCCTACCGGTATATTGGTGAGAGTACTTAGCTGCAGCTTGAATAGCATTACTAGCCATTGCATCTTTTTCTTCTTGAGTCTTATCTTCCATTTTATTAATAGCTTGGCCTAGATTATTAAGATAAGTACCTGGACGAAGACTAAGAAGAGATTGAAGAGGAGCTTTAGAATCTAGTAATTGAGATGAAGTCTGAAAAATATCATTAGCTTCATTCTGATTCTTAGCTACCTGAGCTTGTACCATCAGCTTCCGTTGTTCATCAACTCGAGTAGCTTCGTTCGGGTTAACCCAAGCTACACCATTAATATATTGCTGAAGCCCAGGAGGTCCCATGGGATCTACAAAGAATTTACTATTAAGAGAAGAGGCTACTCCGGTACTAGTAGGATCGTTAGAAGCATCTCCGGATTTCTCATCTTTAGTATTAGAAAGATTATCCATTGAAGCCATAGCTTTTTGGATCATTCCAATCTCAAAAGCAGCTTTTTGAGTCTGCATACCCACTAACCCAGTTTGCGCTTTAGCTAGACCAGTATTAGCTCCAGCAAGACCTGCCTGGGCTTGAGTTAATCCAATATTTGCCTGTCCTTGCCCATAGCTGGACATAAGGTTACCAAAATCCGGAATAGGATTTGAACTCACATCTGCCATTACATATTCCCCATTGCTGAACGCATCTTATTGGTATTCGCGAAAAGTGATGATTGAGTTAAAGAGTTAGCTGAAGACGGTGATTGGGTACCTTGGATAGGACTACCTTGATAAATATTTTGGAAAGGAGAATCTCCCCCCACTGCTTGCCAATTTTGAGCAGCAGTACCATTAAGATACTGGGTTACCATTCCTTGCAATAAACCTTGAGTAGTAGCAGTATAAGTGCTACCTACATTACTCCACCCAGAACCCATGCTATTAACCCACGGAGCTACTACTTGCTGATACATAGCTTGAGGATTCTGAGCTAATGAAGGATTAGATTGAAGAGCACTATTCATTAACTTAGTCATATCAGTAGTAAAAGCTTGTTCACCTTGTCTACCGTATTTCTGGTACATAGGTAGAGTACTAGATCTTTCATCAAATAATCCTGCTAATTGTAGATATGGATTCTGCACATTAGCAGCAATAGCTGGATTATTTCCGTTAGAACTAGTAGCGTTAATTACATTTTGTACTGAGGAGGTTTCTGGGTCTTTAGCTCCAGGACCAAAGGCCGACGAGATGGCACCTACAGCACCTCCTACTATGCCCCCAACAACAGTACCTACTCCTGGGATAATAGAACCAATAGCTGCGCCAGCTTCTGCTCCATTTAGAGTATCACTTCCTGTAGCACCCGACTTATAATTACTTACTGCGTTATATACTGCTAATGGGGCTGCTACATAACCCGCAGCAGTACCTATAGCGCCAGAGTAGCTGCCAAATGCTCCTAATTTAGAACCTAATTGTGCAGCATTAGTAGCAGCTGAAGCATCTCCAGCTACACCACCTTGCTTCAACCCACTATAGATTCCAAGAGCATTAGCTCCATACCCTGCAGCTGTATTTACAGTATTAGCATTATTGCCTAATAATCCAGATGTATTGGAATTACCAGAAATAAGTTTTGTTCCCTGTAGAGCTGCCGAGGCGTAACCTGTAGGTTTACCAGAAGATAAAGCTCCCGCAATACCTAATGCTCCTGCACCAAGGGCTAAATCAGACCCTAAATTAGAAGAACTGGAAGGATTAGAGTTATATGTATTATACGATAATCCACTACTATTAGCGCCGCCGAGGTTACCATACCCCGCCGGCGGCGCCACTAAGGGTTTGAGGTATCGAACCCCGTCGTATCTGTATTACTAAAGGTACCTGAAGTAGGGTCATAGCCGCTATTAGTGCTAAATTGACTAAAAGACGGATTAGATATTCCACTATATTGACCAGTAGCAGGATCATATCCACTTGTATTCGCGTAATTATTAAAAATACTATTAGTACTGAAATTACCAGTACCTGTAGACGAATCGTACGTACTATAAGGGGTTGTACCATTAGTACCTCCTCCTAAAATACTCCCAGCACCATTAAGTAAACTACTCCCCCCACCAAGAAGGCTTCCTAAACCACTTCCAATAGAACTCCAAGGAAGTTTGCCGAGTAAATTAGATACAATACCTGATTGATTAGCTGCCCCGCCCGCTTGGGCATTACCTACATTCTGCTGTAACTGGCTAATATTACCACTAGTACCTAGTAATCCACTTGCTAAACCCTGATTACCTTGGGCACCTAAACCTGCAGTACTCATTAATTGACTAATGTAGTTATTGTAATTCTGAGAAGCATAGCCAGTATTATACTGACTTAACATAGCTAACTCATTAGGAGTATATACACTGCCATTAGCATCTGTTTGTCTTTGAATAGCTTGGTTGCCTTGGGAAAGGGCGAATTGATATCCAGGAGAACTATAAAAGGGAGTATAGTTAGCATTCCCGAACATACCTAGTTGTGCGCCTAGACTAGAGAATGCAGCATTACCAGTTCCTGTCTGTCCACCATAGAGATTAGTAAGTTGTTGTTGAGTACCTAGCTGGGTATTAATACCAGCATTTTCCCCGGATACAAGAGAATTAGTTGCTGATTGATTTCCCAAATAACCAGCTAATCCAGTAGCCCCAGCGCCTAATAAACTACCTAAATCTGTAGAACCATTGCTACTATTACCCACCGGAAGTAGATTATAATTAATAGAAGAATTAGGTGAAACCCCTACATTAGTAGCGCCATTAAATGCCATATTTTAACATCCCTTAAGTAGAGGCTACGCCCTTAACTTTCTCGATAGTTCGTAAACCACTACCAAGCCCTAACATACCAAATAATAGGGTCCACAGAGTAGTATCTATTTGTGGTAAACCTTGGAAAGGGCCGTGTGCCATAATAATTAAAGGTTGTATAATATATTGTTCAGCTAGTACAGAACCACAAACCCACCCAATAAGAGGTCGCCAGCCAGATACCCAAATACTTTTATTCGTAGCTTCTGCTGTATCTACTGCACTCTGATCAGAAGTAACAGCCTTGAGCTGCTGAAGTTCCTCTGCTAATTGTCCCTGTGCATTTAACTGATTTAGAGCAGCTACCGCCGCTGCTGCGGCAGACTTATCGGGAATAACTTTATTGATTATACTTTCAATAGGAGTTAAAACCTGATCTACGATACCGTCTACTATTCCCATTTGCTTAATACTCCCCTTTCAATAAATAGGTAGCCAGTCGTTCTGATCTAGTCTTACCTACCTCTTTAGCCCACTCACTATCTAATAATTGATCGTGAGCTTCTTGCCAATTTTGTGCTTCTATGGCCCTCCTAGTGTGAGTAAAGTCCTCCCATTTTTCTTTACCCATATTAAATACAAGTTCTATGACAGCATTCTGGCGGCAGGGAGTATCTAAATACCTCCACTCCGATAACTCCGCACATAAAGTAGCTGCTTCACTAAGATCACTTTCTAAATACCAATTAGCTTTAATTTGGGTTATAGTATAGCTAGTCCAATCCTTTGATTGATCTAAGAAGTGCCCATAGCCCACTGTCCAAAATCCTTTAGTATCTTTGTAAGCGGTAAGTTTTACACCTTCAGCTAGTTTTACATCCACAAGTAAATGATTATCCATATTTATTGTTTACGTTTAATCTTATAATATATAGTTGTGATACCTGCAACCATTGCAATAATATAGGACAATGATGCTAGCATAGGCTCCGCCTTTACAAGTAATTCCATAAATTTGCCGACACCCATAGCTACTGTAAGGGTAGCTAAACTGAATTCCGACGTATGATTTTGCATAATAACCTTTAACTTATAGTAACAGTATAAGTAGTTACACTATTAAATAGACCAGTACCAGTAGCTCCACTTCCCCAAAACCAAGTAGCTACCCCACTAGTATAACCATATGTAGCAGTTACTGAGGTCCTAGTCTGACCTCCTGATACAGCTATAGAAGTAAATAAATTAGCTCCCGGATTAGACGCAGCGGAGAGTGTAAAAGTATCATTAGCAGCTACGCCAGTATCTTGAGTATATAATTGAGTAATAGTTAATCCGACAAAGGTATTTGGACTTATAGATCCCCCTACCCCGTTAACATAACCTATATCAAATCCGGAAAAATTAGCCGCTGTTAGAGTATATATAGTAGGAGATATTGCTATTCTTGCAAATAGAGTTCCTATATCTACTCCAGCACTCTTAATATTGGTTGTACCAAAAGGAGTACCGAAAGCTACCCCGGCAAATCGTTGAGATAAATCTACTCCGCCATTAGATTGAATATTTACATTACTAATAGCAGTATGGGCCCCTCTAGGCATTAGTAGTGTATCTAAATCGGAACCTCCTACTAATATATTAGTTGTCACTATTTTTAACTTCTAATTCTAGTACTCTACGGCGAAGAGATTTTACTTCTTCAACTAATATAGCAATTATTCCATTATAATTAATAGCGTCATGTTCTCCTACTTTGATTACTAATTCTGGAGCTACTCTTTTTACTTCAGTAGACATTAGTCCCATAGAAGCTTGTCCATTTTTCTTCCAGGTAAATCTATAGCCATTTAAGTTAGCTATAATAGAACTATAATTATCTATAATTGCTATATTATCTTTTAATTTTGGATCTGAAGTAGAATTAAGAATGGTAGCATTAATAGTACCGCCTATAGTAAGAGTAGTACTTGCATTGTTCCATACAAAATTACTAGAACCAGCAAATGTTCCGCTATTATTATACTGTACTTGAGTATTAGCTCCGCCAGGAGTGCCACCACCAGATCCTGCTGGTACTGCCCATTGACCAGCTGCATTAATAAAATTAGTAGCCGCTACTCCTCCAGTAGCAGGTACTGTACCGGGGGTAGTTGCAGTAAAGAGAGGTACACTTACTGCTGGAATATTAGTCTCCCCTGTAGTAGTATTGCCACTCACATTTGTAGTAACTAAAAACTCTTCACCTAGTTTTATATTCCGCAAATCCATATTTACCATGAAATTGGTAATGAAGTTACGGAACCATTGTCTATCCCAAGTACTAGGTATACTAGTAACAGCTGGAGCAGATATACCTTGTTGTACAGTAAGTCTAGGCATATATTTTATTTTTTACCACTTACATAACTCTAATTCAGTAGTAATTTGTACCGTAAATAGTTGAGTAGGGTCACTAGTGGTAAACTTATAAACTCTACTTCTCGATTGACCTAAATTAAACCAGATAGCTCTAGTGAAGAACGCTCCAGTAGGTCCTAAATTTCTAAGAGGAAATCCTCGGAAAGTATTCGCCGAATCATCTGATACATATAGTGATAACTCAGATCCAGAAAAACCACCTTCTCCAGTAGTACAAATAATTTCTAGACGTCTATGGACAATTCTATTATGGTCTTTATAGACAGGTTGGGTAGTAAAACTGCAGATTTGCTGAATACCGAACTCTTGAGAAGAATTTGTATCTAAAAACCCAACCCCATTGCCGGCACTATCTCCTACGAATTGTCTACCATAGGTATTAATATACGATAAAGCTCTCCAATATCCTAAACCAAAGGATTCTAATTCGAACCATTCTCCGGTTAAACAATCGTATACTATAGTTCTAAATGCTGCGGGTATAACTAGTATCCATAAAGAATGCCCAGCTATACTAGGAGTTAAAGCATAGCAACCAGTAAGATTAGCATGCTCAAGAATAGCTTCTATACCACTATTGGATACTCTTTGCGGGGTTTGTCCATTCTTACGTCTAATAGTTAAATCACTAGCAACCCAGAATAATGTTTGGTCTTGTAACGCTACCGAATACGCCGCTAAGGGGTGGCATCCTATTTCCATAAAACTCTGAGGAGCTGTAGAGAAAGGACTTCCAATAGGATTACCTACGTTTACGTATCCTTCGGAAGTCCAAGTACCAAATAATGTAATTTCCCTATGATCCACACCCATGCCCACGTACTTATCAGTACCAAACTCTCTAGGAAATATAGCATTAGTATTGAAGGATATTTGATTAGGCCCGGAGATAAAATTACCATCATCATTATAGAATTCCTTTCCATTCATAGCTAGAAATACAATATAGCCATCCAGAAAATGAATATCTATAGCTCCTAGAGTAACCACAGGAGTTACGGTTATCTGAGAAAAAGGCGGACCTGCTAAAGTACCTGTAGTAAAAGTAGCACCAGTAGTTGTACCTGCTACAGTAGTTAAATTAGAACCACCTAAGGTAGTTAAAGTAAATGAAGTAGAGCCATTAGTTTCACTTATCTGGTATATAGTAGGATTAGAGTACCCAGCAATTGAACCAGATCCAGAAAAAGTCCCCGATACAGTTACTTGCATCCCTACTGTTAAAGTAGTAGCACTACAAGTAAAATCACCTATAGTATCGGCAATTTGTACACTACTAAAAGTAACTAAAGTAGAAATAGTATTAGGACAGTAGGTATAACACAAAGCAGTATTTGGTACCAAGATTACTAAGCACTGAGTATTATCCGTCATCCGTACAAAACTAGTACCAGCAATTCCTGTACCTACTTGAGTAGCTGTACCAGAAGGGGTAATACTATAAAGAGATTGACCTACTACAGCGTATAGTGTACCTTGCATCATCCATAAACCTCTGACAGGTTGTCCGGGAGCAGGATTTGTAAAAGAGGTAATACCAGCCCACCTACGAAGAATAGAAGGAGCTGATTCTTGGTAAGGATTACCTCCTTTAAGTTCTTGGAGAACAGAATCTGCAGGTACAGGTTCACTAAAGCAATTAACTAATCTCTTACATGATACTTCAGAATCATTAGTAACATAGGAACCTATAGGCAGTGGAATACTAGCCATTATCGTGCTAAATCGTTATGAACTCGAGTAGCTTTAGCTGAACTTGTCTCCTGATTAATAGATGCAGCTAAAATATTCTGTTTTAATTCATAGATTATATCTAAGCCTTTACCAGGAATTGTTGCTGAATTAATTAATTCTAAAAGTAGATTGCGTTGTAATTCTGTATCGAGTACCATTATGCACCTAAAAGTCCGTGAGTTTTAAGATCAATAATTAACTGAGATATTTGCTGGCCACATTGAGCTAAAGTAGCCGAACTACCAGGAAAATTACTTATTCTACCTGCATTCGTAGGAGTACCGTATCCGGTAATTTGAGAAGCTAATACTTGTACGCTATTAATTTTTATTACACCACCATTAGGCATATTAAGGCCACCTAAATGATCAAAGGTAAATCTCTGGGTACCACCTCCATCGAGAAACTCTACAAACCCCCCCGAGCCCATTGCGACTATAAAATCTCCTAGAGAATCTCCGTAAATATATGGGCTAGTACCAAAAACAGATCCACCAAAATTAATTCCCTGGGAAGCGGTAGTACCTAGTTTAATAGCTGCCGAAGAGAACGTACCTTGAGTGGTATCTATAAATGATACAGAAGTAGTAGGATTACCAGCTTGAACTCCGAAATGTGTACCAGTAATAAAAGCAGTAATAAAACCATTAGCCCAAGTACCATTAGATACTGACCCTACTTGGCACACTGTAGCTGGAGAAGCTATACTAAACATATTAAATATCAAACCAATAGATTGATTAGATATAGTAGTACCAGCAGCAGGCTCAACGTCAATCTCTATACCTCTAAGGGTACAGCCATTTACCGACTCGTTTCTAGCAATAAAATTAGCGCCAAAAACACTTGTATTAGCCGTCTTAGCTACTGCATCCCCAATTACAGCGACTACATTAGCAGTAGCAGCATTATTACTAGCGAAAGCAAATAAAGTAGTAAGAGGACCAGAAGCTCCTTGACCAGGTACCGTTGTATTAGTAAATTCTTTATTAATACCGAAGAAACTATAACTATTTGTGCCCCAGGCAGCCCCCTCATTCTGTAACCTAAAATTACTTGGAGTAGCTTCAAATAAATTATCTACTCTCATTAAGGGGTACGAGACAGGATTATTAGCCCCTAAAGTCATTACTGTAACTGGAGTAGGAACTGTAGGATTACTAGTTTCTGGGAAATTACCAGGAGGAATAGTAACTAAATTATTAGAAGCTGCTGCTGTAGTTACAAAAGGAGCTATATTTACGCCACTAGATGCACCGTATCTACGCACATCTCCATATTGATATAGGAAATTAATATTCTGTTGTTGTATTCCAGCAGTGAACTCTGTTGGTGAGTAGGGATACAAGAGGCTACCTACAGTAGTTCCATCAGCAGAATACACCATTAATTGCCCAGATATAGTGGCATTAGAAAGAAGAGGTAAAAGTTGTCCTACTAATGACATATTAGATCCAATTTGGGCCGCCCCACGGACCACCCTGTGGCCGAGATAGTTCGGAGAAATCTGCTTCGAAATACTGAATAGAGCGTTTAACTAATTGTCGTACTGCTTCTTGTATTTCGTTAAGTAATACGGGATTCTGAATAGTAATACCATAATGAGCTGATAGGCGTTCACAAAGCCAAAGCTTAACGCCGTATATATCAGCATCTCTAATAGGAGCAGTAGCTGCTACATTGGTTTGAGTGTACCACCCAAGACGTAGTCCGTCTGCACCTTCGTTATTCAAACCATCATTAAGAATGGTAAATGCCTGGGCGGTCTGTTCCGCACTGGGGGCTGAGTTCTCATCAATTACTCCTATCTTCTGGAAAGCTTCGGTAATAATTGCTAAATTAGTTGTAGGCATAGCCCCTCCACTAAGAGCCGGTTACTCTCCACCAGCAAAGTCTCGGTCCTATGATAAGGTATAGATCCCGTTACCTAAATTAATAATATAAAATAGTTAATATTTATTATTGAGGTTGGTCTACTATAAATATCTCCCAATTTGAGGAAAATAATTTCTTAGCCATAAAAGGCCCAGCACTAAGTCCCCAAGAAGTTCCATTATTTATAGTATCTCCAGATGAGGGATAAATATGAGTTCCATTAGTCCCTACTCCAGAAGGAAAAAATAACCACACTTCTGATCCTATGGGGGAAGATGCGGGTAAAATAACTCCAGAGCCCGCAGTATTGCTAGGAGTAACCTCTAATACGGTCTTCTTAGCATACTGCGTTATCTGCGTTGCAGTACTAGCATCTGTACCTCCAGCTGTAATTATATCGAGGGTTTCTCCGTCTTGATAAATCATAGCTGTAGGAGATGCTGGTGATACAACTGTAGTCATTAAGCCACTCTAATCCATGTGCGGGGACCAGCACCTTTGGTATTATCTCCGTTAAGAGTATATTCATAACGAAGAGTAACACCAGCATTGAGACCTGAACCCCCAGATAGGGCCGTACCTATGATATTATCGCTTACAGTAGATCCGCTTGTACTAGTTGAGGCAGAACCTGGATAACTAGTAGCAGGATTAACAGTAATAGCAGTGATATTAAAAGTATTTACCGAATTTGAAATCTCCGCAACAGCCCCATCGGGAGGATTCTGTGGAAGAGTTACCGTAGCAGCAGCCAGAGTAGCTCCAATATGAAAAACAATTTTGTTGTTATTCATCTGGAAAGTGGAGCCCGTTACCAAACCTCCCGTGACGCCCTGAAGCGCCACGTTGGTGTAGAAATCGAACGGAGAGCCAATAACGTCTGACTTGCCATAGCCAATTAGAGTCGTCATATTTTATATATCCTTTGATATAGTTAAGGTATAAAATTTAACAAGCTTTGCTTGTATATCTTATATATCCTTAGTTATTAGGCAGGAAGGTGAATCAATCGTACAGCCAGTTCCGGGTAGGCAAGGGTCTCACCAGAGATGGTATCGATACGAGCTGGCAGCAAGTCGTTATTCGGATCCCACTGCTGGGCGAAACGAATATTGTAGCCTTCGAAAGATTCTTGGGCCGTGAACTTGACCAACTGAGACAGATCCAGCATCGGCGGATTAGCGAATACGATCGCATCTCGGTACCAGGCAAGCGATTGCTTAATGAGAGCACCGGAAACACCAGCCACAGGACCACCCATTACGGTGATAACGGCGTTAGCTGCCGGCTGAGAATCTACGTTCTGATAAGCACCGCCGTAGATGATGCCCGGACTAATACTTACAGTAATAGCACCCGAAGTATCCGAAACAGTCGTATTAACTACAAACTGCTTCAAGCGACCAAGAGATACCTTTGACTCCGGATCTACGTCGTTAACGCTAGCGATAGTAATCACATCCCCAGCATTAAGAGTCGTAGCACCCGAGTTCCATCCCGAAGTAACCAGATTGGTAGACGAGATAAAGACGTTCTGAGAACCGCTATTACCCTGACCACCGCCAGAAACTACTGGAGTACTCGAAGCCACCGTACCGATCGTGTGAGCCGGAAGCTTGGTATTGCGGAAAGCCACAAAGCCTGCTACCTTATCAGCAATCACACCCTCCAACCATTCATCGGAAATGCTAGCTTGAGGATTAAAGAGGCCCTTATTATCCAATACGAACTCGTACGAAGCCTGTGGGTTTGCAGTCAAAGTCCGACGATCGTCCTCCGGAGCCAGAGTTTCCGTCAGGAAGCGTTCCGCCTGCAAGACAGTCTGGAAGCTTACTGGAGTATTGTAAGCTCCGACGAACTTGGGTACCGAGTTGGTAACGTTTGCCACGTCAACCTCAATGAGAGCTGCCACCTTAGCCATTGCGGGCTCAAGCACCTGCTCCTCGAAGTTATTCAACTGCATCGCTCGCTCAACCGAGGTGAAGTTAATATCCACACCACGCTGGTTAACCACGCTCAGAGTAGCGAATCGCTGCACCGAGTTCTCAGCATTCATCGCCGCTCCCTTACGACCTACGTACTGATACGGAAGCCTAATGGAGAGCTGCTGACCAAGGATCACACCCTGGATAGGACCAGGAAGCAAACTCTGGTAATCCCGGTTCGTTCGACCGGTCATATTGGCCTTAGCGTGCAGGATGATCAGAGCCTTCCTTGCAACCCACTGGGCCGTTAAAAGGGAATTAGCCATATTATTTTAAACCTCTATTGTTATCGGAAAGCAGTACGCATCTTCATACGTTCCTGCTTAGATTGAAGTTTCCGCGACCGTTCATGTTGCACGAACTCTTCCATGGACATAATTCCCAGATCTTTCGATATTGGGGCTGATCCACCAGAGACGGGTTTCGGGGGAGGCGGAGCCTTAGTACCACTTACCTGCTTAGGGGCTACCTTAACGGGGGCGGTTTCTTTCGACGGTTCTTTAGTTACTGTCATATCTTTCGTTTCAGTTTTAGTACGTGCTAGTTGTTCCTCTAATCTCCCAATAGCTACTGCTTGTGCGTACGGATCCATACGAGCAATACGGGTAGCTTGGTCAGGATTCTTAGCCAGATGATAGGCAATTGCTGGGCCATTTTCGGATCTAAATACAGCCGCCACAGTTACTTCGTGTAGACGAGGTAGCTCTGGATTAGATAATACAAGATCGAAATCTTTATTATCTTTACGAAACTCAGCCGCCCTACTTTCGAAGGATTGCTGAATAGCAGTTGCACTTTGCTGTACCTTAAGTCCATTAACAGCTTCTTCAATCCCTTTCTTAATCTGCTTCTTCATGAACTCAGATTGCATCTGAGATAGTTTAACTGGATCATACCCAGCGTCTTCTAAAGTAGGAGCTACTTCTTCCTTAGGTTCCTCTTTAACAGGCTGCGATTCCTGTTCTACTTTCGTAGTGGTACTACGCGTACCTTCGACTTGCTTTAGGAGATATTCACCATACTTTCTAAGTGCATTACGTTCTGCAACTAATTCTTCGATACGCTCCTGCGCCCTACTTCGAGATTTACCGTCATTAGTATTAGTAGTCTCAAGTTCCGGGGTATTCTCGTCTTCAGGACTGACGTCTGTGGTAGTAACCGACTCTACCGTTGTTTCGGTTATAGAACCGTCGTTATTGCCATTATCGGAAGGCTCCGTACTAGATTCAGCCACGACGGGTTCTGTCTCTAGTTCCACTTTAACCGGTGGAGAGGTATCAATTGGATCGGCTACTACTTCTGGAGTAGCGGCCTCATAAGTCTTAATTTCATCACGTGTAAAAGCCATTATTTTCCTCTTTTATACACAGTTTTACGTACTGCGAAACGACTTAAGGAAGGGAGGTATCATTACGATCTGACTTTTTCGGCCTTCCACGAGTAGCTTTAATCTTTACTTGAGTGAGTTTTTCCGCATGTTGTATCTTCTGAGTATTAGCTACCTTAGTGTGCTCGATACTCTGTTTATGTTTCTCATCGTTCATCCTCAACTCAGCTTCGTGAGCTTCTTTCTGTTTCTGCAATTCAAGTTGATGAGATTGATGTTGCTGGATGAGATTCATCTGGTGTTGCTTATTCTGCTGATGAAGATCTTGCATTCCTTGTACAGCATTCTGTGCTAATTCCTGATGTGCTTGCTGAGCATCTGCCTGGGCTGCTTGCGCTTCAGCTTGTGCAGTAGCTTGGGTACTACCTAATTCAGCTCCCACTTTAAGATTAGAGAGGTGCTTTCCTGCAGTCTCGTAAGTCATCTTCTGAGTTTCCAGAGGGAGCATCTGCGCCTTATGCTGCTGGATAATGGCTGAAGCTGCATCTCGTTGAGCTAAGGCAGATTCTCTCTGCAACTGTACTTGCTGTAATTGCTGCTCAGGGTTAGGCTTAGGGGGAGGTAGATTCTGCTGCTCTTCCGGTGTAGGTTTGATAATCCCAGCCTGGATTAGAGGGATACGAAGTCGGCGAGTAAGCTCGTCTGCATCCGGGAAGTCCATGTTCTTCGCTAATAGATCCGGAGCAACCTGGGCCAAAGAGGGAATCGCACCAGCCGCATCTATCATAGTAGCTAGAGCTTCCTGGCGAGCAGTCTGGTAATTCGGGCCAATAGTTACTCGACAAGTGTATTTACCTTTCTTAAGATCATGGATAATATCTCCACTTTCAGGATCAGGAGAATTAATAGTTACCATACGCTCTATTTCATCGTTACCTACAGTTCGGATGATACGAGCCGAATCATATACAGTAAGAGCCATATCGATACCAATTTCCCAGGTAAGCTGGAGAGCATCATTGAAGCCATCAATGAATTCAAAGCTACCTAAATCGGATCTACGAGTATGTTGTATTAGAGCTTTGCCAGATACTCTATTCATATCCTCGGCATTACCGATAGCAGGATCGAAATATCCTGTAGTGGCTTGGATATCCTGAGCAGCTTGCTGCGCAAGAGCTAAGGCTCCCTCCGGCATGTCAATAGGAGGATTCCGATGAGGCATAGCCTCGGGAGAATTCTTATCAATATTGTAAGGAAGGAACGGTCGAGAAACTACGTTACTCTGTGCCCACTGCTGTTCGTACCCCTTAATCATATTTTCCGTAACCAGATATGGGGCTTTAGGGATTAACGCGGAGCGTTCAATCATATCACAGACACGACTATTGTAGGTGCGCTGGGCGTCCTTAGCGTGACGGATAAGACTCTGGAGTTTCTTACGTCCCTCGATATTAATATATCTACCTGGACAACGAACTACAGGAATACGAGCCCAGTCGTAATAAATAGGTCCTTCAAGTATCTGCCCACCATCACACTTACACCACATCACTCGCCATTTTAATACTTTACGAGTACGAACTACTCGGCGAGCTTTAGGGTGCTTCCAACCTAATTCATCAAATTGTTTCTCGGTAGCCTTGAGATCTGGAGTATAGTCCTCTATAATACCATCCGAGAATTGAGCGATTTCCTTCTCGAAAGGTACTCTCTCCATATACTCTACAACGCGTACTTCTTTATCGGTAAACCACCCATAAGAGTCTCGGGAAATATGGAAAGGAGTTTCACTATCTGCGTCGGGGAAAAGAGAACGATATTTCTCTTTCGACATACGTTCGCCGATAAGACACCACATAGCGTCTCCGGCACAGGCATCGGAGCACTCTGGATCCCAAATTACTGTCTGAGGATTGGGGATATCTTTAATACGAAGTACTTGATCGAAGGAGTCCTCCGAAGCGTACTCAGGCATAAGACGCCAAGCACCAAATCCTCCAGCTACAGCAAATTTGTACTGGTTCTTATAGATAGGATCAGCTCTGGACTCATCCTCGATAGCTCGCATCAATCCGGCAAGAACTTCCGCGGTAGCTTCAGTGGCCTGATCATTAGCTGGGCGAACTTTACCTGCGGGACGGGTCTGCCGCATATCGGCGACCACAATATTAACAGGACCAATAACTCGGTTAAACGTGTAGTTAGGCTTACCTCGTCTAGCTTCAAGAACTACTGGATCCCATTGGCCCATAGCTTCAGAGTTATAGACAAAGTTAAGATCCTCGGAATGCATTCGACGATTCTCTTCAAATGCCCCTACCCCATCGTCGTAACGAATGCGTACCCTGGAAAGGAGTTCATCCATATCCACCGAATCGTAGTCGTCGGTATTGACCATCCTCTCCCCAGGTTGAGTGGGGGAAGTATTCGGAGGAGTATAATCTGGTCCTATTTGATCCATATTTTAACCTAAAACTAAACCCCATCTAGCTTTATAGCCATGGAAAAATTTATGCCAAGCTAACATGTAAACTACATAATGCTCTACGATATTGTCTACAGTTAAATCCCATATACGACGTTTCCACGGTAGAGTAAGATAAACCCTAGTCTCTCCATCGGCAGTTGTAATTACCCTAATAGGTTTCCAAGGGTTTCTATCGAAACGATAATATTCTCTTTCTGGATAACCTAACGGTAGCCCCAGCTTTAACCCATCATTAGCCCAAGCTTCTGCTTGCTCTTTCGCCGTAGACATTACGTCGGCATCTCTTGGATGGTAACTTTACGAGTCTCAGCTACCCACACATCAGTACCCTCTCCGGGCTTAAGATAGGTAGTAACACCTTGGTTCCAAATAATTATCTTACTCTTAGGATCTACAGTAGAATTATCTACTCTAATCTTAATCTGGTTGCGCTGATTAGTGTTCTTAATCTGGATGTTTGTCGGCATTCTTTTTCTCTAGGTATTTACGGAAACTTTCTGCTTGATTAGGATTAGAAGTCATAGCTTGGCAATCTCTAGCCTGACGGAGTAAGGCAGTTAAACCTTCATTAGATAATTTAGGGCAATCACACTCACTTCCACCGTACATCATTTTACAAGGAGGGATATTTCTACATAATGCGTACATTAATTACTCCAAACTAGAGGTGGTGCCCAATGAAACCACTGTTTACCATTAAAAGAAGGTTCCACTTTACCTCTCTCAATACCACTCATTACGAGGTATCTAAGAGCATCCATTAAGTGATCGTTCTTCTTAACTATCTGTCCTTTTTCATCTCTACGATAAAGACGATACTCACTAAGGGTATTTGAACAACCTTTAAATATCTTCAATCTACCCTGACTAAGCTTTTCCCAGACTGCATAGATACCTGCCTCACGAGCGTTATCTGCTACATCGATATCAAGACCTAATCCTTGATAGAGAGTTAAGAGCTGGGCTCCGTCAGTTTGCATTCTTCCTCGGGAAGCTGGATCAATAACTCCAGGTATCCATTTTCCCCGGTTAAGGATAGCGGTAGCGTGAACGGAGGGTTCTGCCTGTCCACGATAATACTCATCGTAGATGTAGAGGGTACTAATTTCCCTGTCATACGCACCCCAGATAGCTGCTGTTCTATTCCAACCTACATCCATACCAAAACACTTAGTGAAATGCTTCGGAAGCTCAAAACCATTAACCGTAATATCCGATTCAGGTACTTGGTATATAGCTCCTGCCCCTAATTGAGGAATACCTTTAGTACGAGAATCTCTTTGCCAAGGAGGAATAGATTTAATTAATTCCGCTTTAGCTTCTGTATCTAAATGCGGGATATCATCCCACTCAACGAATATGCAGGATCGGCTCACCTTCTACCTCTGGATCATTGTGAACTAATATCAATCTAGTTGAAGTATCGGGATCAGGGAGAGGCTTACAGGAACAACTTACGTGTACTATATGAGGTCTCTCTATTACTCCAGCTTTAGTACAAGGAATAATGTGCGCAACTCCAGTTTCAGATTCAAATACACCCCAATGCATCAATTCACCTTATTTAGATTATCTTCAGGTTCTGGCATAAACTCTGGCATGAAAGCCAGCATGAGATCGGTAAGACCTTGCAACGGAGTAGCTGTTACGTAGATAATTCCTTTAACAGTAAGAGTACGAAGAAGGCACTCGGTATAGATTTCCATTGGGCACTCTTCATCCAAGTGGATAACTTGTTGACTAGTACCTTGGAATACTTGCCTACCTTGATCGTAGGACTTAAATTGGAGGATACTAGTGCCCCCAGAGATGTGCTTTACGTATACTGACTCAAATGCATTCGAGAGACCGTGTTTAGGAGTAGTACCTTTAATTAATTCTCCTGGAATTAGACCTGTACCTTGCTCATCGGGTACTCCCGGAGGCCCCATAAGCAATAATTGCATAATATCTCGGACAGTTTTAGCAGTATCTCCAGCAGTCCAGGCGTTTACAGGCTCCTCGAAGGTCCTACCTTCCCACCAATCTGGGTATAGTCCCGTAAGATGGTGAGTCATCTCATATCCACCTGCTAGGCTTTTCCCAGATCGGTTTCCCCCAGCTAAAAGTCTCTCATTATCTACTTTGCCGTTCCTAAAGAACAGCATTTGTTTCTTATATTGGGCTCTAACCTGAGGTGAGTTGAAGTACTGGTTGATCTTCCTTCGACTGTGCCTTTTTTCTAGCTCTTCCAGCAACTCTAGGAACTGGATCTGCTCGTGATGCGCCAAGGTCGGTAACTTCTGCCTCAATAAAACTAGGTCGGAGCTTTTCAAGGAGTCTATTGAGCTTAGAATTGAGTTCTCGGTCATCTAATTTCTCAGTTACATTCATGTCGACCTTTATATTTTCACGATATTCAGGTTTCTTGACACTAAGTACCTTGGTTAAGAGCTTATCATTACCTGCAAGGGCCAATTGTATGGCTCTTTCTTCTAAAGCTAAGTGGGCTAAGGGGTCTGCTTCCTTAATTCGAGCAGCAAATATGATATTGCGAGCAATTTCTTGGAAATATTCGAAGGGAGTGACATCTATAGCGTCTCTAGCTGTTGCCATGTCTCCAGTATTGATGTAGACTTCAATAAGTCGATTATACTTTTCGGTAGTCCAGATGAAGCCACTTGAATCTTTAACCTTCTTTATCCCTAATCTCTCTTCGAGAGAATCATAAGCCTTTTTAAATACTTCTGAATAAGCTAATCTGGCATCAATTTGAGCTTCAGCTACTTGAGTAGATGCGCAGGCTGCTTTAAAGTCTTTATGGTAAGCGTACGCTTCAAGGAATTTTTTCTCCCAAGAATCTACTTGTTGAGGTTTTTCTACCTTAACAACAATTTGCTTATTATTCTTTCGAGAAAAATGCCGAGTATCGAGGCCAGTTTTCTCTCCAATAGGAGGTTTACTAGTTTTAGCTCTATGACAGTCTACGCAAATACGGGCGTTAGACGTGTATCTCGGGGCCACATGTCCGTATCTACAGGGGGTGCCGATATAGAAGTAGGGCCACTTTCTAAATTGAGCTTCCTCCAAAGATATATACCGGGTAGGCATATGATTAAAGAGATCAGGAACACCTTTCCTATTAGTTGGAGCAATTTGACTAATTTCATTAAGGGTCAGTACCGGGAAGGTAGTTAGTGGCTTCGAGGTATTTAATGGCTCTTCTAAGGTTATTTGGGTCATCTCTAAAATTACCTAGACCTATATTACAATTTGAACATACCCAACCTCTAAATATATTAGTCTTATGACAATGATCTAAACATAAACGTTTATTTATTTTGGACTCAATGCCACAAATTTCACAATTAGGAGGTTCTGGACGAGTAGGAATAGGATAGTTTTTTCTTTTAAACCTTAACCTATTAGCAATAACTTTATCTGGATTATCTTTAGCCCATTGAGTTACATAAGCTCTTTTAGCGTCTCTATATTTATAATACTGTTCCCTAGCTTTAGCTTGTCGCTTAGCTCTATACTCTGGATCAGTTTTATATCGTAAAGCTCTCTTTGCGTCCCAGCGTTTCTGGTCTTCTTTACTGTTC